AAGTTTAATTTCTTTTTCATTTTTTGTCAATTTGTGATAAGTAAAGATCAAACACCTCTTCTAAAGTAGATTCAGAATAGAAAGAAGATTCTACTAGTTCTATCTTATCTACACCCAAAACTTTAGGATAATCAGTCCTACTATAGATTGGATATATATCAGTATCAACAATTTCAGCAGTATTCTCTTCTTTAACAGTAATAGGATTTAATAAAGTACAATATTCCCTATCAAACCCTTCTTGTTTTCTAGTAAAACAATATACTTTATCAGATTCAATGTTTACAATCCAAAGAAGATTCCAAATTGGAACTTCGGCATCCTTAATATTCTCAGGAAAAACACATGGAATAGAATTCTCTATTATGTATTTCTCATACTCTGGAAAAACTCTCCTTAAGAACTTTCCTCTAATATTTTGCATACATCCATTTTTAACATTATAGATGTCACCTGTTTCGTGTATGTAATAGTTGTACATATTTTAGTTATTTTAATTTACCAACAAAAATGTAAGGAAGTCCATTATCAGTATAATGCAACTCATACCTATATAAAGCAGTATCGGCATAGAAACCAACAAAATCCATAACTGATGGAATATCATTTAATATTTTCTGTTCCAGAGTTTTATCTATTTCTATAACCTCATTTTCATTTGAATTATATTCTAGTGTGTATTCATTTCTTTTTCCGTTCTCTAAAAATACCCAAGAAAAAGGACTATTTCCAAGAATAAATTCTTTACCTAATTCTACACACTTATCAAAGTCTGTAGAAAAGTACTCGCTATTACATATTAAGTACTTATCTCTTAGTTTAAACACTCTTACCATACTTTTAATTAGTTAAAAAGGATAGAAGGCTAGTTAATACCTTCTATCCTCTGATATAGAATCAACAAATTTTTTATATCACTCAAGAGAGAGATTTTTATTATTTTGTTATAGCATCCCTACGATGAGCTACTTTAACTTTTCTTCTCCTCCTTCTCTCAATCTTCTCTTCATAAGGAGGTTTGATACCAAGACTTTTTAATATCTTGTACTTTTTTACTCTCCCTTTAAAGTCTGGATTGCCAAGATTCCATACTTCCTCTAGAGAAGCTTTTCTAGCATAGCTAAGAAGTTCTGCTTCTCCGTCAGAATTATTCTCATCCTTCATATATAGAATCCCATTTACATCTATGATTCTTACATCTATAGAATGTATATCTTCATCAGTTATATAAAGAATGGCATACTCTCTCTTACCATTAACTTCTCTGGTAAGAGCCACTGCATCATAACTTTCCTCATCGTCATTTTCTCTAGTTTCCCAAAGATATATCCATATCGGTAACTCTGGTTCTAAGATTCCTTCTGGAAATTCTACTGGAGGTAGTACCTCTATTAGATAATCCATCTCTGAATCAAATACCCTTCTAAGGAAATTTCCTGTAGGAGTTTGAAAACATCTTAACTCTGTATTAAGAATGTTCCCATTTGATGATAGATAATATCTATGCATAATTGTTTGTTTATTTGTTGTTTACCTACTCTATTTAATGGATTTTCGGTATGTTCCTTTTAAAGTAAAGGATAGAAGATACTAAGACCTTCTATCCATTCTTTTAAAGTCTTTATACTTTCGTCCTTCCATATTGTTCAAGAATGCTTAACTTAACTTTGAGATACTTAAGAAGCTCTTCCTGAGTCTTAGTAATCTCTTCCTGAACCTTTGCCAGCTCTACATTAAGAACTGACAACTTAGCCTCTAATCTGTCTACATTTTCAGAGGCTTCAAAGAACACACTTTTATTCATACTTTTATTATTACTTGTTATTGCTTACTCTTAAGATTTTCAGCATACTCTATTAAAAAGGACTGACCTAGTTAAATAAATACTAAGTCAGCCCTAATACCTAAAAGATTTCTACCTTAATATATTTAAAGCTAAACCCTTCAGGTAATGTAGTTGCACCTTCAGGAAGTCTTCCTCCTGTAAGTTGTGCAACATATAAAATATCCCTCTTATCGAGAGATATACTTACTCTGTTACACGGAACCCCAAGCACAGCTGCTGTGTCTGGGTGACCAACTGCCGATATGACAGTAGGGTCTGTTAATACTGTAGCAAATTCCTCTTGCGGTATCTCTGTAAATGATACCACAGTATCTCCCTCTAACATTTGGAGAGAGAATGCGTTTGAAATAATTTTTCTCATTTTATTTATTTTTATTTAATTATTGCCTACTCTTTTTATAGATTTTCGGCATACTCTATTACATGTTAAAGGATAGAAGAATTAATATCTCCTATCCTATAATATAATTAACGATAAAAATACCCTTCGGTATCTTTTATCGAATAATCCCAGTTTTTGTTGAAGTCATCAACTTCAACTGGGATATGTGTCCCTATTTCAGAGAGGATTGTGTTTTCCTCCAGCCACTTCTGGCACTCTTCCCAAGTACCAGAAAATCTAACATACTGGATACTACATCCCCTGTCTTCTACAATTTCAAATAATTCATTTGTTTTCATAATCCTATTTATTATTTAATTATTGCCTACTATATTCAAGGGTTTTCGGCATCTCCCTTATAACAATACTGCTTGAAATATTATCCAGCAGTTTAGTTGGAAACTATACCTCATGTTAACACAAGATAACTTTCCAACTATATATCTGTTATACTCTCTGTAGGTTAAACAATGTATATCTTCACCATCTAATGTTGTGAAAATATTTCTATTGTTATATACTCCTACAAGAGTATATATTTTTTCCTTATTCAAATTCATAGTATAGATTTACTATTTTACACTATTTATCTACGTAATTTTTTTAAATTACTAAAACTATATAAAATATACTTTAAATTATACTTTATAAAGAAAAGAAAGAGGTTTAACCCTCTTTCTCTCCTTCGGATATATTAAACACATATCCGGCAGCTGTTTCCGTACAACTTTCATAAACGTCTTTTAATTCATTCTCGGAGTTTCTAACAACTCCATCAAAAGCGTCTGCACTTGTCAAGAACTGCTGTTTGTACTGTCTTATTTGCACTCGTGTTGTTTCAAACTTCTTACCAACCAAGTTGGCAAGTTGCTCATTTTGGCTTTTGCCAAACTTCGATAGATCCGTTAAACGCTCCATTCTTAACATGTACTTACCTTTGCGAGTACCGTTTCTAATTTGTACGACGTCGCTTGTAATATTCGACTTTATTAGAGCACTTTCTGAAACGAAGTCGTCTGAACTTGTCAAAAGTCCGATGCTTTTGACAGTTTTACCATCGATAATAAACTCCTTTACTACTGGTTTAGCAAAGATTCCACTTTTTGGAATTCTACTAAATTCCATAGCTGCACTTTTTTGGCGGCTCTCTGATTGCCCCGCCTCAATTCTCAGAGCTGCTATATTGGCAGCAGTTACTTTCTCTTTTTGTACCATCGTTTTTACTTTTAAATTGTTTGTTTGAATTGACAGGCAAAAGACAAAAACAAATTTGCTTTTCCTGCCTCTTACAGTTGGGGGTAAGGGGGGAAACAGGTTACATGTATGTATAATAAAAAAAATAATTTTTTTTTTCAAAAATAAAATCTTTAGGTTCTACGTATATAAGATAAAAATTTAAAAAATTTTCAAAATCCAGAATGAAAAAAAAAATTTAAAAAATTTTTCCGATTCTCACAATATAATATATAATACGAAATGTATATAAGGTATATTATATACTAATAAATTCAGAATATATTATACTTTCTATATTATATACTAATATATTAAGACATTATACTTATTCTATTATAAAGAAATGATTATAAAAAGAATATAAGTAATATATTATATACTAATATTAAAAATATATACTATAAAGTATCTTCTATATTATATACTAATAATTTACATATATAAATATACAATATTACTATTATATACTACTATTATGTATATATAATATAATATATACAATACTAATTCATAAATTGCATTTTTTCAAGAAATTTTATCTATGAGTTACAGAGTAGTTTGATCATCTTAAAAGTACATAAATAATTTTTTATATACTAATTATTGTGTTCTATATTAATAAGAAACTTAGATATTAAAAATATTTATAATTAGTATTTTACATAAAAACAAGTTTATATTTTTGTACACAATTAGAATATTATAGATGTTAAAAATTAAGTTAAATAATTTGTTAACTTAATTTAATACTATTTAAGATATATTATAATCAATTTAAAATATGAATTTATGGAAGATGTTAATAAGAGAATTGACAACTTAGAATCAGTAGTTAGAAATATATCTAACAAACTAGAATTGTTTTTGAAAAGTTACAGTGAAAAGCTTGAAGCTGAAATACTAGAAGAAAAAGAGAAGGAGGAAATTAGACCTCATTTTGAAACAGATTGGACACCTGCTCCAGAGTATATAGTACCTCCAGAGTATAAAACAGTTGTAAAAGCAGATAAATTAGAACTATTAAAGATATATCTTACCACAGTTAATAAATTACTAGAGTAATGAATGATATAGAACTATTATCTAAGTATATATCTGAATTAGCTGAGGCAGAATTTAGATACACAAAGTCAGAATCAGAAGATAGAATAGAATATTCTATATTTGGTGATGAAAATGAATTAATATTAACAATAACAATGTATAAACAATGAAATTAAAGAATTTTTTAGACGTACTGAATTTAATATTTGATAGTCAGTATAAATTAGAAAGAGTGTATGAAAGAATAGATAATATTATATACATAGAATACAAAGTAAAAAAGAATGTAGAAACTATTGTAGATGTAGAACTAATGGCTTCTTATGGATTCCTTGATAAAGCAATAGACGAAATAGAAAGAATAGTTTTAGATCAAATGATAAAGGAGATTAAAAATGAACTTGGTATCGACTAGAAAAATATATATATATCATCCTGTATCTTTAGGAGTGCCTCCAAAAATAGAAGGTAAAAGATGCTTAACTGTTGAAACTAGAGATGGAATTGATATATTTGAATACTGTGATGACTCTGAACCTGAAGAATTGGTTATGATTAATAAAGTATTTTTTAAGTAGTCAAATAAGGGTATAGTTAATTAATTATTTTATTAAAAATATTATTTTAATAAATTAATAAAAATAAATTTCATAACTTTGTAATATGGTAATTAGAGATATATTAAATGAGTTCAATTTCAAAGAAATATCTGAAAATGAGTTTCAAAATGGTAACTGGTTTGTGAGGTTAGATGAATTGGATGGTTCCAGTTTTGAAATATTTTCTGATCCAGAAATTGATAGAAGATATTATTATGGATCCGTCAATAAACTTAAAGATTATTTAGAAGAAATAAAGGGGCTTTTATAGTCCCTTTATAATATGCCTTCTTGGTGTAATGACAACACAGTGGTCTTTAATAAAAACTAAAATTATTAAAATGAAATTGGGAGCAATAGAGAAAGGATATTATGGAAGTTTAATAACAGAGGAAATATTTATTAGAAATGGTTTCAATGTTTTTAAGCCTTCAATGGAAAATGGAAAAGTAGATATGATTGTTGAAAAGAACAATATTTATTTAAAATTACAAATAAAAACAGTCCAAAGCAACAAAGAGGGAAAAAAGTTCATACCTATAAGAAAAGTGAATCATAATGGTACAGGATATAAGATAACACTTTATACTAGTGACATAATTGACTACTTTATAGGTATTGACATTGAAACAAAGGATATATATATTATTCCAATAACATTCTTATCTAAATATAAAAATACTATATCCATAAAGGTTATAGAGCAATTTAAAAATAATTTTAGTTTAATGGAGCTTTATAATGGAAACATTATAAATGGAGAGGATGATATCGATGAACTCTTAACAGGTAATGCTGATGACAACATCGAGGGAACAGAATAGTCTGGCCCGTAGAGAGTAGATAATCCTCTACCTAAGTCTATATGATATGGTAAAGATGTACTCCAGACTACAAACATTATATTTAATAATGGTAACGAAAGTTATAGTAGTAAGCAAAACCACCTATAGGGGTTTGAATCCCTTAGAAGGCGCATGAAACAGATTAAAAGAATATCTATAGTATTTAGAAATAATTAACATGCTAGAACTTGATTTAAGAATAATAGAACTAAGAAAAGAAGGATATTCTTATAAAGAAATAAGACTAAAATTAGGAAATCCTTCTAATAAAAAGATTAGAGAGGTTCTTTTAGAGAATTGTCCAGAACTTGCTGGAGATACTGAAGAATGGAGAATTTTATATAAAAATAGTTTTACACAATAGTCAGTATGATATATGAAAAAGAGAGAGATTTATATATATATCTCTAGGAAGTGATTGTATTCATATTAATCAATGACTTAGTCAATATAACCTGCTAGAGACAGCAGGTTATATTATTAAATAAAGAATATTTATGAATGGAAAACCATTTATTAAATGGGTAGGAGGAAAAACTCAACTACTTTCTGAAATAGAAAGATTTTTACCCAAAGATTTTAAAGATATTACTTACATAGAACCATTTGTTGGTGGCGGAGCCACATTATTTTTTATTCTAAATACACATCCAGAGATAAAAAGAGTTGTTATTAGTGATATAAATAAGGATTTAATAGATACTTACAAAATAGTAAGGGATAAACCAATAGAGTTAATAAATTATTTGCAGAATATAGCTAATGAATATTTACCTTTGTCTGAAGAAGATAGAAAGAAATATTTTTTATTAAAAAGAGAACTTTATAATACAAAGAAATTAGGAGAATTAGAGAACTCTGCATTATTTATATTTCTAAATAAAACATGTTTTAATGGTTTATATAGAGTGAATAGTAAAGGATTGTTCAATAGTTCTTTTGGTGATTACAAGAATCCAAAGATTTGCGATAGAAAAACAATTATTGAAGACAGCAAACTCTTACAAAAAGTAGAGATATTGAATATAGATTTTGAAGAAACAATAAAATATGTAGGAGATAACACATTCTTTTATTTAGATCCACCTTATAAACCGATAAGTAAAACTGCAAAATTTACTTCTTACACAAAAGAAGCTTTTAATGATGAGGAACAGTTAAGACTTAGAGATTTCTGCATAAATCTTGATTTACTTGGGTATAAATTTTTATTAAGTAATTCAGACAATAAACTATTTTACGATATTTATAGTAAATTTATTATAAATAAAGTATATGCATCTAGAAATATAAGTTCAGACCCAGATAAAAGAAAAGGTGTGACAGAGTTACTAATAACAAATCTAAAACCTATTAATTAATCTGAACATGGGTAAACAAAAGAACAGACTCCCTAGTTATTATCAGGAGTCATTAGTTAAAGATTTTCAACCTAAAACTAAAAAGCAAGAAGATTTTATTGATTTAATAGATAAAAAAGAAATAGTTATCTGTAAAGGGCCATCAGGTAGTGGAAAAACTTATGTAGCTTTAGCAAAAGCACTTGATTTACTTGGTGGATATTATAAACAAATTATAGTTATTAAAAGTTTAACAGTTGTGCCAGAAGAAGATTTGGGAGCATTACCTGGAGATGTATCTAAAAAATTAGATCCATATATTATGAGTTTTACTTGGAATATAGATAAACTATGTGGAGAAGGTGCAGCTAAATCTTTAATGGATAAAAAGTTGATTAGTGTTCTTCCTATAGCTTTTGCTAGAGGTATAAGTATAGACAATAGTATTGTTATTATTGATGAGGTACAGAATTTATCTTTTCACACTTTTAAAACATTAATTACTAGAATAGGTAATAAAAGTAAGTATATACTAATGGGAGATACTGAACAAATAGATAGAAAGAAAATGGAAGACTCTCCATTAGAAAAGATATTCGATATATTTAAGGATGATCCATTAGTAGGAACTATAGAATTTACAGATGAAGATTGCGTTAGAAATCCTATAATCCCAAAGATACTTATAAAGTTACGAGAGAATGGGATATAGTACATACTAATAATTAAATATAAATTTTTTGTATAAGCATATTACTTTTAATAGAGATTATTAGTAGTATGCTTATTTTTATTTTAACACTATTTTATAATTTATTCTATAAATTAGTTGTAATTTTGCATGTACTACATGTAGTAGAAATAAATAAGTGTAATTATGTTAGAATTTGAAAAACTTCAAGTAGATAAAGAGAATGATGAAGTAAGTTATAATGATGAAAATCATACATATTGGACTAAAGGAGATCTTCAAAAGTGTATATCGGTAACAACTTTGATTCATAAATTTTCTGTTTTTGATGAATATTTTTGGAGTAGATACAAAGCTTTAGAAAATATACTTGATGGTGATACTTTTAAACAAATTAAACCTAAACTATTAGAGGATAAAATATTTGATGAGAATATAATTGATGAATTAAATATTGATAGAAATATATTTGATAGTGAGGTCAATAGAATACTATTAGAGTGGGAAGATAACAGGGAAAAAGCTTGTGACAGAGGAACAAAAATTCATAAAGACTACGAATTAAAAACTTTAGCATATGACTATTCCGCACTAAAAGAGTATGATATTCCAGAGCTTTCAGACAAGTTTATAGTAGATACTTCTAATAAAATTAAAGAAGGTTATTATGTATTGCCAGAGTTATTACTTAGTAGGATATCAGATGATGGGCTGCTTAAAATAGCAGGACAAGCTGATCTTGTTATAGTGCATGGCAATGAAGTGTCAATAGTAGATTACAAAACTAATAAAGAGATAAAGACTAAATCTTACTTTGATAGAAAAAAGAAGAAAAGTGAAAAGATGCTTTATCCTTTAAATCATTTAGATGATGTAAATTACTATCATTATGAACTTCAGTTATCTACTTATGCTTGGATTATAGAAAAAAATAATCCTAATTTAAAAGTTACAGGATTGTATTTATTGCATCATGATCATAATGACAACAAAACAGTTTATAAATGTGAGTATAGAAAAGATGATGTAGAAAGAATGCTTTCTTTTTACAAAAAAGAAATAGCATATGAGGATTATAAAAGGAGGAATAAACAATGGAGCTGGATCAAATAATATCTGGACACATCAAAGAGTTGCTGAATCAAGAGCAAGAACTCTTTAATGAAAGAATAAAGATTTGTAGAGAATGCAAATTATTAACCAAAGATAGAATACTAGGAGAGATATGTGATAAACATAAATGGATAAATCCAAAAACAGGAGAATTATCTCTTATACAGATAGATGGTTATATAAATGGTTGTAACTGCCGCATTATGGCAAAAACAAGAGTACCTGAGGCTCATTGCCCATTGAAAAAGTGGTAAATGTTATAAACATTATACTCAGGTAAGAAAAAATAGATATTTTAATAATGAAAACAATTAATGATAATGAAATTATGGGAAATGAATTAGACCAACTTAGGGGTAAATGGAATATGTCAAAAAATATAGTAGTTCCTACTAACCCAATAGCTGCTGAAGCTAGAAAATTAGAAGAAGAAAAGAAAGCTGAAGAGCTAGCACAAAAATTAAAAGAAGCACACTTAGCAAAACAAAAAGAAATTGAAGCAAGATTAGAAGGACTAGAACTAATTCCTAATGGAAATAGGTTAATTCTGATGCCTTATCCATCTAATCCTTATGTAAAAGTAGTAACTGATACTGGTATTTTTATAGAACCAAATGGAAAATACTTTAATACTGATACAGGAGAGATAGATCAAGCTAAAGAACTAGTTGCTTGTGCTAAAGTAGTGGAAATTGGCCCAGATGTTAAATATATAAAAATAGGAGATGATGTGTACTATGATTCTAGAACAGTGTATCCACTCCCTTTTATGAATCTAGGTTATCTAGTAACTTCTGAGCCGCAGATTATAGCTATTATAAATAATGATTTAAAGATAAGGATGGGGATAAAGTAATGGAAGACAAAGTTTATTTTTTGCCAGGAGATCTGGTTACATTAAAAAAGGATATGCCAAATAAACCAACTATGTTGGTAGTTAAGAAAGTAACTAGATATTTTAAAGAAAACCCCTATTTTCAGGGTATATTATGTAGATGATTTACAAAAGATGGAGAATTGCAAGAGGCAATATGAAATACAAAGGATCTTCAGAAGTTATAATATGAAAGGGATTTATTGTATTAGAAATAATATAAATAACAAATGTTATATAGGTAGTTCTAAAAATATAAAATTAAGAAAAGGTGGTCATATTTCTCGATTAAGAAATAATAGACATCCTAATCAACATTTACAAAATTCTTGAAATAAATATGGACAAGATAATTTTATATTTGAGATTTTAGAGCAGTTATCTAAAGAATGTACAACTGAAGAATTACTTGCAAGAGAACAATATTACTTAGACACATTGAAACCTGAATATAATATTTTAAAAATTGCAGGCAGTATAGAAGGCTATAAACATTTAGAAGAAACTAAATTAAAGATTAGTAAATCTATGAAATGTGTAAGAAAAAGTAGTGAACATGCTAAACATATTAGAGAAAGTCAACAAGGAAAAATATTTACAGAAGATCATAAAAACAAATTATCTAAAGCTGCTAAAAATAGAGATAAATCTACTTTAGAATATAAAAATACTAAAATAATTATAGATAATATAGTTTATAATTCTATAAAAGAAGCTTCTGAAATTATTAATATTAAATATAATACAATTCAAAAAAGATTAGCAAATGATAATTTTAAGAATTATCAATATGTTATACCTAAAGAAGTTAAAAAATGTAAAAATATAACTAAAGGTACAAGTTTTAGAAATAGATCCGTAATAATTGATGGAATTGAATATGAATCCGCTTTAAAAGCTTCTAGAATTTTAGGAATGTGTATAGATACTATTAAATATAGAATTGTTAGTGAGACTTTTACTAATTATAATTTTAAATAAATTAAACTTTAACTATGAAGTATAAAAAATTACAACAGGGAGGTAATATTCCAAGATTGAATATCATTCAAGCCATACTAGGTATGAGGCCTGATAATAAAACACAATTAAATTCAGAAGAGTATGGTTATTCTTATAGAAGACCATGAGGAGATGCAATCTATTCAGAGATTGTTAAAAAAATCCCATATGGTAATGGAACTCTAACTTCCCAAAGAAAGATTGTTAATCCATTAACACCTAAAGCTGATACTATATATACTATGCCATCTGGAGATAGAGTTACTAGTCCAGAAGATTTAGCTAGGTATAAATATAAATTTAAATTGCTAGATTCACTAGCTAGTAAAAAACAAGAAGGTGGAACTATAGATATGAATAATGAATCAGAAGATAGAGAACAGTTAATAGTAAACTTTGCAGCAGAGCTCTTAAAAGCAAGTGGATTAAATGAAGAAGATATAGTAGATGATGAGGGTAATATAAAGGAAGAGTATGCTGGGTTTTTAGTTGATGCTATAAGTGAAGTTGATTCTCCAGAATTCTGGGAAGAGTTTAAAAAGTCACCTACTACTGTTGTAGAAGAATATATAAAGTCTAAGACTCCTGAGAAAGTAGAATATGCTAAGAAGGGAATGAAGCTTAAACAGTTAAAAAGTAAAAAGAACAGAAAATGCAAGTGTGGTTGTGATCTTGTTCTTAAGAAAGAAGCTGGAGGAACAATAGTTGAAGTTTGTTCTTGTGGATGTAAAAATAAATAAATATGCAATATTTTAAATTTAATAGGGAAACTAATAATGTGGAAATCCTAGATGATCGAGTATTAGTAATAAAAGAATTCAGAGCTTTATTAAATCCTAAAAGGAATAAGACAAAATCTGATCCTTCAGGAGAAAATCAAGAACTAGCACAAAAAGAATTCATATTTATGTTCTTATACTTTGATTGGGAAAGTCCATACTTCAAGTTTTCTGAAGAAGATAGAAGATTAGCAGCCATTGAAGATTCAGGACTAACAGATAAAGAATTAGAAGATCCTTTATTTATAGAAGCATGTAATAAATATAATGAATTACAAGAGAAAAATCAATCTATAAGACTGTTAAAAGCTTGTATGACTACAATTGATAATGTTATTTATTATCTAAAAAATGTGGATGTAAATGAAAGAAGTAAGCCAGATGGTAGACCTATATTCAAGACTAAAGATGTTATAGCTGAAATCAAGGGTGCTAAAGATCTTATAACTTCTATTAATGAGTTAGAGAAGGAGGTTAAAGAGGGGTTGTCTAATGAAACTACTTTACGAGGTGACGTAGAGCCAGGATTTTATGATTAGTTATGGGAGCAATAATAGAAGGACAGTATTGAGACTATGGGCCTAACGATACTATAGATTGTTTTGATATAGAGAAATCATATTTCTTGACAAAGTATAGACCTATAAATGACAAGGAAGGTTTAGATTTTAATCCTGATTGATTTAGAGAAGATGCTATTAGGAAACAATCCACTGGAAGATATTCTAATACAATATATGGAACTAGAAAATATAAAGAATTCTGGGATGAAAGAATGAGGAGGTGTATAGAAGGTTATGAAGTGAATGGTTATAGAATAACAGGAGATAATTATTTCTTTTTAAATTTCTATAATCTAAAAACTTCTGAGATAGATACTATTAATCAAACTTATGGTTTTCCATCTTTTCTAGTTTTTCAATATGAATATTTCCATTATATAGAAATGTGTCAGTTGTTAGGTAAAGATGTTGCAGTATTAAAGTCTAGGGGACTTGGATTTTCAGAAATGGCTTCAGCTATAGCAGTAAATCATTACACTATGATTCCTAATTATAGGATACTAGTTACTGCTTATTCTAAAAAACACTTAGATCCAACACTATTAAAACTATGATACCAATTAGACTGACTTAATGAAAATACTGAAGGAGCTCTAAAAAGAGTAAGAATGGTAATAAATACTAGTACTCATAAAAGAGCTTCTAAAAAAACAAAAGATTCAGCTGAAATTGGACGAATGTCTGAAATACAAGGAATAATTGTAGATGAACCAGACAAGTTAAGAGGTGACCGTGTACAAATGCTAATCTACGAGGAGGCAGGTGCAGATCCAGAACTTTCTAGGAAATGAACGAAGGGAGAAGCTCTTATAACTGTGTTAGGTGGAAAAAGAGTTGGTATGCGAATAGCTTTTGGTACTGGTGGTTCATCTAAAGCTGGGTCTATGGAGGGACTAAAAAATATGATTACTAGTCCAGAATCTTTTAATCTTCTCCCAGTAAAACACAATTTCACAGCTGACGGCTCATATAAAACTACTGGAATGTTTATTCCAGCTTATAGAATTGTCTATTCTTTAATTGACAACAGAGGTTATTGTAATAGGGATAAAGCTATAGAATGGTACAATATAGAAAGAGAAAAGAAAGCTTTAGATCCCAAAGAATTCATGAACTATAAAACTGAATTCTGTTTTACCATAGAAGAAGCACTCCTTCAAAAGGAAGATAATATGTTTCCAAGAGAAGAGTTGACAGAACAGCTTACTGCATTGGATATATATAAAACTATAGAACCTCCTAAAAGAGGCTATTTAATTTGGGAAACATATAAGGATGGAGAAAATAGAGGAGAAAGAACTGGAAAAGTTTTATGAAGAGAAGATCCAAATGGTAATATATATATAGCAGAACATCCTTTATTAGGAGATAGTGGGGCTGGATTTAACAATTTATATGTAGGAGGTATAGACTCTATAGATATAGGTTCTAAAGACTCAGCAACATTGGAACAAAGCAAATTATCAGATTTCTGTATTCTTATAAAGAAAAGAGTATTTGGTTTAAATCCTCCACAATATGTAGCTATGTATAAGGATAGACCAAAAGATCCTAGAGAAGCTTACGAGAATGCAGCAAAACTACTAACATATTATAATGGGGCAAAAGCAGTTCTTGAATCTACCAGAACAGCCTTACTTACATATTTTAGAGATAAAAAATATATGTACATGCTTATGAAGAGACCTAGAGCTACACTATCTGATGTTTCTAAGTCTAATTCTAATATGTATGGAGCACCATCTAATGAAAAAACTATAAATCACGGTAGAGAACTTGTCTATGATTTTTGTTTAGACTATGCTAATACAATAACATTTAGAGAAATGTTAGAACAACTATTAGGATACTCTGATGAAAGAAAAAGAGAGTTTGACATTGTTGCTGCTATGATTATGGCTGAACTGGCAGATGAAGAGTTATCTTCAAAAGTCCCAGTTGAAAGACAGGAAGTAGCTAAAAACTTTAGAGATTTTGGGTGATGGACAGATAGTAATGGATATAGACATTATGGGGTAATACCTAAAACAGACTGAGAAAAAGATGCGAATAGAAGAATTAGAGAATACGATTCGTGACTATATAAAGACTTTATATAAAGCAACTTATAATAGAAGATTAGAAGTAACTAATGATAATGGAGTTTACTCCCTAATCTTAGGTATTCCAGATGATGTGATGCCAACAACTATAAGTTTACAAACAACTGATCCTCAAGAATTTCTTTCTTATATATATGAAGAATTAAAAACTAGAAATTATATGAAGATATATTTTTATCAAGTTCGGAGGACTGGAAATCTAAAAAAATATGAAATATAGTGAAAAAGAACAGGAATACATACACGAGATAGATAGAGCTATAACAGAGTTAGTTTATGAAAAAATTAAACTAATAAAAGCCTATAACTATTATCATGGAAGAAGAGATCCTGAACAATTTAGGCACTTAGAAGAAAACTATGGTATTGGTACTCCAACATCTGTTGAATTTGTTCCTTTAGTTAGGAAACATATAGATGTGTTAGTTGGAGAGTATTTAACTATACCTATATTGCCAAAAGTATCTTGTAAGGATAAAGAAACCCTATCTAAAATAAGTCAGGATAGATTGAAATATGTTAATCAAGCATTAGCCGATAGAATAAAAGAACATATAAGAAGTATAATTAATGGAGAATATAATGATAATCCCAGATTATCTGCCGAACTTGATGAATTACAAAAATCTTTAGAAAGTAATTATATATCTGAATATGAAATAGCTGCTCAAAATATTATTGAATGAGCTATGCAGTCTAGAGATATAGATTTTTTAAATAACGGAAGATTACTATTAACAGATCTTCTAATTACTGGTACCTGTTATTATAGAACTCTAGAAAATGCAGAAGGAACTAATGTAGATTTAAAAGCTTTAAATCCATTACATACTTTCTTAGATAGAAACTTCTCTTCTAAGTTTCATAAAGATTCTCAAAGAGTAGTTATTAGGGATTATATGACTAAGAATGAAATACTTCAAAATTATGGAGAACTTTTAACTCAGGAAGATATAGATTCTTTAGATACTAGTTTATATGTTGATAATGATTCCACATATGTCAGAAGTTTTGGAGATTCTATAGTTGGAGTAGCTGATCCATCATCTGAAGGTATATTAGGTGGATTTGAAGTAACTCCTTTATATAATCTTAATTCTAATTTCAAACTTAGAAGATTTCCAGTCTATGATGTTGAATGATTACAAGTAGATAAGGAAGATGGTAAATTTATTACAAATAGGTATAGAGGTATAAGAATAGGATATAGTATATACATTTTAATGGGTAAAGTTAAGAATGTTACTAGAAGTGTTTCTAATCCATATAAATGTGGTTTGTCAGTAAATGGAGTATTTTACTCTGATAGAAATGGTAATCCATTCTCTTTAATATTAGCAACAGCAAATCTTCAGGATAAATGAGATGTTATTAACTTTTATAAAGACAATTTAATAGCTGAATCTGGCACTAAGGGAGATTGAATAGACTTAGCATATCTTCCTAATGTACTAGGAACTGATCTTGCAGAAAAGGTTATGAAGTGGAAAGCTTATAAAAAGCAAGGTACTGCATTAATAGATTCTTCACAAGAGGGAACTCAACCTATGAATACAACTTTTGCAGGATATGATGATACTATATCTTATCAGGCTATGCAAGCTTTGGATCTAGCTCTTGAAAGAATAGAAAATACCTGTAGTGCAATTACTGGAGTATTTAGAGAAAAATTAGGAGGTATAGAACAAAGGGATGCTGTAACTAATGTACAAGTTGGCATAAGATATTCTAGTTATACAACTAAACAATTCTTTTATATGATGGATTTAGTGACCAGAGAAATATTACTAGATCTATTAGATATGTGTAAAATCGTGTTTAAGGATGGGATTATAGGAACTATTATACTTGGTGACAGACTTAACAAAGTATTTACAGCTTTACCAGAATATTATACAATGACTGATTTTGATATACATATTACAGATACTTCTGAAATGATAAAAGATTCTGAACTGTTGAAACAATTGAGTTTTGAATTCTCTAAGAATAATAATATTGATCCTGAAATTGTTATAGATATTATAACTTCTAAGAGTCTTACTAAGATGAAATCTGATGTAACTAATGCTATTAGAAAGAAAAGAGAAGAATCAATTGAAGCTATGCAAATGCAACAACAATTAGAGGCAGCTTCAAAGGAAGTTCAAAGAGCGCAAGAAGAAATTAGAAAGTTACAATCCCAAGTACAACAGCTTAACCAAGAGAAGTTAAATATTGAAAAAGAAAGATTAAATAAAGAAACTGAAGTTGCTTGGTATAAAGCTAGAACAGACAGAGATCTTAAAGAAAGAGAATTGAAGGTGAAAGAAAATCAAGTTAAAGCTGAAGTTCTTCAACTTTATGATAGTAACCGTAATAACGACGAAATAAAAAATATATAATGGAGGCAACATTTAAAATATCAAAATTAGGAGAATTTGGTTTATTAGTAGAAGGGTTAGAATCTGATGCTGGGCAATACTTAGCAGAAGACAATGTGACTATAAGTCATAGAGCATATAGATGAGACCATTCTATTACTATTAATACAATATCTTATTTGAATTCTGAAGGTTTAGAAACTTTTAAAGAATATAAATTTGTAAATCATGAAGTATGTTGTGCAGATAGATCAGAGCTTCAACTTGATAAAGATGGTTTGTATAGAATTGCACATATAATAATACCTACAAAAACATGAATAGATTTTGCAGTAGGATTAGGAGAAAATTTTAATTTGTATAACAAAGTATATTTTTATGACAATGGTAAAATATACTTATGAAATGGGAATAGTTCAACAGAAGTACCATTTTCTGAATTTTATAATGAAGCTCCATCTGAATTAAATACTATAATTAGGTCAGATAAGAATACATTTGCAATGTATTATCTAAATAAATGTTTTAGTACTTTAGTAAAAGACATATTAAAAGATCTACCTACTTGTAATAGTACAACTTTAGACAAAAAAGTTAATGATAGAGATTTAATATGGATGTTTATAAATGTTATTAAGTATTGTTTGGATACAGCACAATTATATGAAGCACAGAGATTTTTAGAAAAGTTAAATAAGTGCAATACTATTTGCACTGATATAAAACCTTCAAGTAATGGCTGCGGATGTAACTAATTTAAAAATACAAACCATACATAGATTTGATGAATGGTTATATGAGGCATCTTATGGTCATTATAGAGATTATAGTATGATACTTCATATGATATCGCTAATACAAGTATGAAATGATATAGATAATGTAGAACCTATTTATGAATTTTTAGTAAATAATTAATATGTTACCAAAAAATAGATATGCTTGTATATCTGATTTAAAAGATTACTTTAAAAAGACAGATCTTTTAAGTGGACTTACAGAATTTGAAAAGAAAGAATTAAGAAGGAATATTGGAGTTGTAGATTATATAGGAGAAGATGGGCAACCTGCTCCAATTGAATTAACATATTTAGCACTATTAGAAACCATAGATAGAAACTCTTTAATAGTAGGAGCAAAATATATAATTACTGACTTTCAAACAATATATTCTTCAAATGTAGGTACAATAAGAGAAACTTGAGGTTCTACTATAAACCCGTCTCCAGTATATAGATTGCTTGTGTCTGCCTTAGATGTCAACAAACTTGATTCCAGAGCCTATATTATAGGTAAAGATTGACAAGTAGAATACGATGTTACACAAGAAACGCTTGAGGACGGTGTTAAAACTAAAGGTAAAATTACTTGACTAAAAGACAACAATGGTAATTCTGCATACTATGATTTTAAGAATGTAAAATTTAGAAGGACTAGAGAAGAGCTAAGAAACACTACTATAGAGATAGCTAGTCCTTATTTAGATCTTTTTACATTTTCAACAATAAGAGAAAATGATGTAGTAGAAGATTCTTCAGAAACAGTTTTATGTGAGTACAATGTTTTAAAAGAAAATTGTTGAAATAATGTGTTTATAGGTGATACTTATAATAATATATTTGAAGCTGAATTTAAACATAACACTTTTATAAGAGGGTGTTATAACTCTCATTTTCTATGAAATACTTACAATAATTTATTTCATGAACCTGTTGCTTATACAGAGGGAAGTATATCTAATAAAGTATCTCCAATAGGAAATACTGATTTCTCAACTTCTATATCAAAGACAATTCATAAAGTGAATGATGCTACAATTTTATCATTTTTAGATCCAATTACCTATTCTTATCAAGTAATAATATTATAGAATGGAATTTATAGACTTAAATCAAGAAGATTCTCTTATAAATATAGATGATAATTCTTATTTATTAAATCCCAAAGAACCTATAATTGAAGACGTAGAAGTCCCACAATTAGAATATATACCTAAAGTACCAAAAGATAATGAAGAACTTGCTTTATTAGAGTCTTGTGGTATAGAAAAATTCTATGGTGATGTATCAGAAGAGGGTTATTTTAAATTAGAAAATCTATTTTCTGAATTAGTAAGCGACTATCAAAGAGCCAAAGCTAGATATAATTTAGGGATAGCAGAAGAGTATGCTTTAGTGTGGGGGAATATCACTGGCTCTATAGAGAATCAACAAGATTTGTATGCTTATATTACTAATAAATTTATAGAATATGTAAATATGTATTCTGAAATTATTAATAATTTATTAGTACAATGGGCTATAGAACTTAATTATAGGTTAGATCAAAAAGTTGATAAATATTCCCCACACTTAGAAGGCGAACCAACAACTACATTACCTAGTATAGAGGATGATTCAGATAGAATTGCTTCTACAAAATGAGTTAATGCTAAATTAGCCATAAATGAAGATAATACTTTAAAATGGATTAAATTAAACAAAGATTACATGTTTGTAGATGATTCTCCTCAAACAGTAACTCTGTCTTGAGACTTCTATAATAATCCACAAGAAATTTATGTTAATGGGTCTTTATTAAGTCCTCTTGCTAGAGAGTATAATTTCTATAATGTAACTAATAGTTTTTCAATACACTTTTCTTATAAAGTAAATGATAAGTGATATAACAAGTATCTTACTTTTCAAAAAGTAAATGCTTATTACTATGGTACTAATGATGTAGTAGCTTCTATGATGAAAACTAAAGATTCTTCAATAATAGTAAATTCAAATGCTAATAATTTTGTATATTTGTACATCCCTAATGATATGAATGCAAGACTTTTTGTAGATAATATATTAGGTGGATTTAGAAATATTGGAGGAACTGTTATTAATGGAATTAATTACTACCTATACAGAACAGTAAATTCTGGATTAGGACAATTACATATTACCTATGATAAACAATAGACAAGTTAACATATGGAGAGGAAATGAAGAACCTCCTACAATTTATCATGTATGAATTTATAATGATTTATCTATAAAACTTTATAATGGTACTGAGTGAGTTACTTTTACAGACAATGCATTTGTTATAGATACACTTAATCAGTTATTAGGTAGAATAGATGAGTTAGAAGATTTCATGGATAATAGTACCATAAATGGACACAAAATAAAGGATAATCCAGTATTAACTGCTATTGACTTAAAAGCAGCTAATTCTGGAATATTTATAAATACAAATGATGATGTTTCAAGTGCTTTAATGAAATTAGATAAATTACTTGATATAGAAATTATTGAATAAAAAAATGGAAAGCAAAATAATTTATGCTAAAACAAAAGCTGCTTTTCAGAGAGAGTTGCCTAATATTCCAGATAACTTAAATCCTTTAGTATTTATTGAGGATACAAGAGAGGTTTGGATACTAGGTCATTATTTTAGTATAGGTTCTCCAGGAGTATTTGTTACAGAAGAAAATAATATTATTAATGTAGAAATAGGGCAAAGTAATTTTACAATGTCTGCTTCTGGAGATAATATAGTAATAAGAAAAGGACTTGGAAATGATATTATATTCTCTAGTCCAGCATTAACTTCTATAACTACAGAGTATCCTTTAAGATGGGACTCAGTAGCCAAAAAATTAATACACGAAAATACAAATATTACTCCTGGATCTTATGGTGAAACATCTTCTCATGACAATGCTAGCTTAATTACTATACCATGATTCATAGTTAATAGCTGGGGACACATATCTGATGTTACAAACAGAAATATAAAGATTAGAGACTATGTAGAACAGATTAGTAATGCTGCTCTAACTGGGAATTATAATTTACTAGTTGGATACTCTGATAATGAGTTAACAGAAACTAATACTACTAGAAAAGCTATTGGAGTAACCTACAATGCTGATACTCATGGATTAGAGGTAGATGGTGGTATAAATGCTGGCGGAGATTCTTCTATATCTGGTAATTTAGTTGTAACTAATGGTAACATTATTGGTACTATAGAAGGAGATATTACTGGTACTGCTACCCCAAAAATACACTTATCTGAAGAACCAGAATATGGTGGTGCTTCACTAAATCTATATGGACATGTTAAACTTCAGGACGAATTAAATGGGGTACCAGCGCCATCAAGCAATAATGCAGATATAAACTCTGCAAGTGTTGTTAATGGTGTTGCAGCATCTCCTTATATGGTTTATGCTGTTAAAAATGAGTTAATTGGGATAATAGATAATAAGACAGTAAATGGTATTAAAGTAAATAATGATATTATAGGAATACCTGCTATACCAGATAACTTACAAATAAGAACAGAAAATGGATTACGTGGTGGAATAGATGCAACAACTGGAGAATTAGTTTTCAGTTCTGTTTCTATAAAAGGGTATAATCAGGATAATCAACTTACTGATATAACAGATAACTTGAGATTTACAGATGACTTCTTAGTGGATAATAATGATTTATCTATTAGATGAAAATATGTTGACTAATAATTTCTAATAAATGAGTAAATTAATTTATGCAAAATCTAAAGCAGGATTTGAAACTGCTTTTACCGACAAGACAGCCATTCAGAAGTCTATAGTATTCATGGAAGATGGTTATCTTTGAACACATGGGCAGTACTTTAAATTATTTAATGATAGTGCAAACCCATTATTTACTTCAGTACTTACTGATAACACAATAACTATAACTGATGCTACTAGCAAACTTATAACATCTTTTAATGTAGGAGTTGTATCAGTAACTGGAGATAGTATTATAGGAGCAACAACTACAAATGGAGCTACTGCATTATCTCATAATGCACCTTTTACAGCTAATCAAGTAATTGGCCCTACTGCAAATAGTTCTACTTCAATTATAGTTCCACAGATAACTTTTGATAAATATGGACACTATTCTTCTGTAACTAATAGAACTGCAACATTAAATAATGTACTTGCAACTAGTGCAGATGCTACTAATGCTACACATTATCTATTAGGCTCAGCAGCTTCAACAACTGCTACAGAAACTATATATAAAACTTCTAAAATTACTTTTAATCCTTCAAATGGATTATTTAGTGCTATTACTATTCAAGAAAATGGTACTAATTTAGCTTCTAAATATGCCCCATTATCCCATACTACAGTAACAGGTACTGATACAGTACTAGGACATTTAAAACTATCAGATGCTACAAATTCTACTTCTGGAGTAGCGGGAGGGATAGCAGCTACACCACTTGCTGTAAAAACAGTAATGGATGCAGTTAATGGTTTAATAGCTGCAAATGATGCAATGGTATTCAAAGGTACTATAGGTACTGGAGGAACTGTTACAACACTTCCTACTAATGGATATCAAGCTGGTTGAACTTATAAAGTTATAACTGCTGGTACTTATGCAGGCAATCCTTGTGAAGTAGGTGACTTAATAATAGCAATTAATGATGGGCCTGCATCTGGTAGTACAGTAATTAATGCAGACTGGACAGTAGTACAGACTAATGTTGATGGGTCTGTTACAACTTCTGGTACTTTAACTGCAAATCAACTAGTAGTTGGAGATGGTACTAAGACAGTTAAAACACTTAATGCAGGTTCTGAAGGTCAGTATTTAAAAATAGTTAGTGGAGTTCCTGCTTGAGCTAATCCAGTTTATAGAGCAATAAACATTGATGGTACAGAAAGATATTCTGCCTCATCTTCTACTACTTTTAGAATGGATGCTGGAACAGGCATCTCTTTAGCATGAGATGGGACAAATAATAAAGTTACTGTAAACACATCTTTACAATCTTTAGGTATAAGTAGTTCAGGAACATCAGTAGGTAGTTATATACCTTCTGGAACTACAAATAATGCTATTAACTTTACTTCTGGATTAAAAGCTTCTTTAGCTTCTAATGTATTTACTGTAGAGCATACTAATAGTATTACTGCACTTACAACTCTTACTTTAGGAAAAATAAAATATGATGCACAAGGTCATATTACAGGATTTGAATCTGTAAGCTCTCTTCCCAATCCAACTGCATTAACTCTAAAATTTGATTCAGGAACTACAGAAGGAACTAATTTATATACTTATAATGGTAGTACAGCTAAAACAATTGATATAAAAGCTGGAACAAATGTTACTCTTACTAAAGCAGCTGGTGTAGTAACTATAAGTTCATTAAATACAACTTATTCATTCTATGATTTATTGTTTAAAGATGTAAATGATGCTACTATAATGACTTATAAACCATCTACTTCTCCTAGTAAAACCATTAAACAGGGTGCTAATATTACTTTATCTGTTACTGGGGATGTACTTACATTAGGAGCTATAGATACTTGAAGAGATGTTAAATTAAGAACTCCTGGAGCAGCTTCAGCTTCAAGTATAGGTGCTGAAGTACTAACTTTTGGAGAAGAGTTTAATTGGGACGCTACAGGTAAGGAAGTTAAAATAGGATGAGCTGAAGTAGCAACTGATGGTACAGTTACCTATGCTTTTTAATAACTTTATAATATATGGCTTATAAGACAAAATTTCTTAATTATGCTACACAAGCTAGATTCGATACAGACTTAGCCAATGGATTAATTGATAGTAAATCTATAGTATTTATTCAAGATACTAAAAGAATCTGAACTCATAATACTTTCTTTGACACTTTATGAAATTATATAGGAGGCAAACCAGCAACTTTTGCTCCGTCTGCTCATACACTTGACAGTCATTCTAATGTTTTGATTACCAGTAATACAAATGGAGAGATACTCAAATGGAATGGTAGCAAATGGATAAATAATACTTTAGCAGAAGCTGGGATAGCCTCTATAGCTGAATTAGCAGGTTATTTTCCACGTACAACACAAACAGTGGATGCACGTTCTTTGGATGAAAATACATATTATCCTGTTGTCATTAAAATGGGTGTAGCCATCACATACAGAATTAAAGTATATAGAAATCTCACTTCGGTGGATGGTGTTCCTTCGTGGGCTACACATACAGGCGGGTTTTCTCTTGATACTGAATGGACTTCCATTGGAAGCGGATGGGGAACTATTCCGGTACGAAGGTTTATCGAAAGACATAGTTATTCATGGACTGCATCATCACCTGTCGGTTCAATAGGACAGATGACTAATTCGTCCTACGAGTATATTTACGTTCGTGGTGGTTCAAGGTATCATTTTATAGTTGAAGGGTCAAGTTCTGTGGAGATAGTCCTCAAAACAGAGACCTTTACTACAAGTAATCAGTCCGTATCACCTGCAACATCGATAATCAAGCCTGTTATAACAACTGATGCTTCTATTAATCAGGTTCAAAACAATCTAAATACTCATACTTCCAATGTATCTAATCCTCATAATGTTACATTTGCTTTATTACAGAATAAACCAAATACAATTGCTGGATATGGCATAACAGATGGAATCACAGGAACAGGAAATGCTAATTATCTGCCTAAATTCACAGGAGCTTCATCTATTGGTAATTCTGTAATATATGAAAGTGATGGAAAGATAGGGATTGGAACGACTACACCCGAAAATTCAGAAAAGTGGGAACAAGTGTTAGACGTTAGGGGAACTGCTCACGCAAAGAGTATAGTAACTACCACAAATGTTCATACTGGAGTATGGTCACATAATAGTGGTTTCTATGGTGCTCCAGCAGGTGGTATAATTGGGACAAAAAGTAATCACCCACTTTCACTTATTACAAATGGAGCTTTTAAGGTAATAATATCAAATATTGGCAATGTAGGTATAGGTACAACTACACCCTCTCAAAAACTCCACGTAATTGGTAATGCTATTGTATCAGGAACAGTAACAGCACCAACATTTATTGGGGCGTTGAGTGGTAATGCTTCATCAGCAACTACAGCTTCTAAGATTATTGCTACAGTAACAGGAACTAACTCTACTGAATTAGTAAGAGGAAATATGGCTGATAATGACCAATTTAGAATATTAGTAGGTGGAACTGCAACTAATGCAGGTTATGCGGAAATAGCTACTGCAGATGATGGTACAGAACCAATATATGTAAGACAATATACTGGAGTATTTACAAATTTAGTTAGAACTGCAACTTTACTTGATAGTTCTGGTAATACTACTTTTCCTGGTTCAGTAACAGCCACTTCTTTTCTTGGTAATGCTAGTACAGCTACAGCTTTAACAAGTAATGCTGGCTCTAATACAAATCCTATTTATTTTAATGGTGGAAAACCTGTTGCTTCTTCATATAGTTTTGGTAATGCTAATGGTAATATACCTATAAGTAATGGTACTTTAAATAGTAATCTTAATGCTGATTTGTTGGATGGATTAAATGGTGATAACTTTCTAAAAACAGGTTTCACAATTAATGGAGATATTGATGCATATTATCCTGAAGGAACTCAAACATTTGACTCAATTCCAGCAGGGAATCCACCTATACAAAATCCAAATATTAGAACATTAAATTTAGGTAATAGCTTTGCCAGAAGAACACAATTAGCATTTCCTTATAATTTAAACTTGGCATTTTTAAGATATAGAATTGGAACAAGTTGGAGTAATTGGAGAGAGTTTGCTTTTACAGATAGTAACGTAGCCTCTGCTACTAAACTTCAAACAGCAAGAACAATAGCAGGGGTTTCATTTGATGGTACAGCGGATATAGCTATCCCATTTGCTAATCTTTCAAGTAAACCGACGACTTTAGCGGGCTATGGCATTACGGATGCGGCAAATATAAATCACACACATAATTATCTAAATGTTCCAGATACACGTAGTGTAGTATCAGTTCCACAAAATTTGATACGTCGTGCATTTCAAGTTGAGTTTAAATATAATTCTTCAGTAGGTAATCCGCCAATCAGTTCGAATTCATCATATTCGCATATATTGTCAATAGTAGGATGGAATTCTACTGAAGGGTCAGGCGGATGGCCATCTCAAGTAAGCTTTGGTGATGGGATCGCTATTAGACAAGCTATAAATGCAACGACTTGGGGCGTATGGAGAACGTTATGGCATTCAGGGAATTTTACTAATCTTAATCAATTAACTACACGAAATTTTAGTGATTTACAAAATAAACCAACTACTCTTTCTGGATATGGAATAACAGATGCACCTACAAAAACAGGTACTGGAGCTTCTGGTACTTGAGGAATTAGTATTACAGGTAGTGCTGCTAATGCTACTTCTTCACAATATTTAATTAGTTCTGGTAGTTCTATTGTTAGTAGTCCTGGAACAGGAAGAATAAGATATGATTATGGAGTACAAAGTGGAACAGCAGGTTTATTTCCAATTTCTGATAACTCAAATGCTGTACTATCCCTTAATAGGCATTCTGGAAATTATGATAGTCAGCTAGGATTTAGTTCAAATGGTAATATATATTATAGAAAATTTAGTAATGTAGCTTTAGATACTACTACTCCATGAAGACTTATATGAGATTCTAGTAATTTTAATCCATCTAACAAAGTTGATGTATCAACTTATAATTTAGATATGGGTAATATTGCTGCTTTATTAGATGATATTAATGGAACTATTATATAAGATTAAAATTAATTTATGGGTACAATAATTGATAAATTACAATGATTGTGAAGTGTTAAAGTAGCAATATCTGACATTCTTCATACTAAATTAAATAATATTAACAAAACAACTACATATACAGAAAATAGTAATTTTCAAGATTTACTTAATCAATTTAGTAGCTGAGATTTTAGGAGAAGAAGGTTAGTTCCAGTTATGACACAATATTTACAATATAGTTATGGCACTGCTAATGGGGTTACTGGGTATTATAATGACTTTTGGTTTGACTATGCTAATTATTACTGAGCTAATGATATAGTACCAATAACACATTGTGCTTTGGGCGGATTTGATGCTGAAAATATGCTTACTAGATCTGAAACAGGAGTAGTCATGGGGAAAGTGGTTTCTCCTTATGGTGGAGCCACTGTAGCTAATTTACCTTTTTGTATGGGATGTGGTGGTATTGAATCAATGTCTGATGAATACACATGGATGAATTATATTGTTAATTATGCTGGGATATCTTATTATTATTCTACAAGTAATATGAAAATATTATTAGCTAATAATGCCACAAAAGAAGATGGTGTTTTTATATTAGGAAACATTGCATTAGTAGATCCATTGATGTTTGGCAGTAGTATAAGTAATTTAGCTTTAGTCTGCATATCATATAGATTAGTAAATACATCTTATACAGCTAGTTCTACTAATACACTTAATCACATAGGGATTAATGTGAATGTTAATAGAAACAGTACAGGTAATTATACACTGACTTGAAATGTAGGATATAATAATTATAATTATATATGGCCATTGTTTACTGGGGTTCAAACTACTAGTGGCAGCCCGATGTATGTCACAGTAAAAGATATAACTATAAATGCTACTACAACTGTTGTGAAAGTACTAACAGCAGACGATGCGTCACTTAATGATGGAGCATTTAATGCTATTTTATTTGGGAGAAAATCATAATGGGATCTATAAGTGCAAAATTAAGTTGATTAATAGCTAGAAAGAAATGAATAGTTGACTGAATAAATTCTAAAACTAATTACAATAATACTACTGGTGCCTCTAAGCCTTTTACTGGGACTTATGCTTCAGTACCATTTTATAATATTACTAATAATTTAGTTTGTTTCTTTCCAAATGGTTATCCAGAAGTAGTTGCCTATGTTCATTATGAAAATGGGGTTCTTAATACAAGTTATAATGTAGGACATTATATAAGACCAGGAGTAAGTGTTTCATGTAGTAGGGCAGATACTGGTAAGTACAATTTTAGTATAACACATCCATCTGACTTAGCTGGCTATGAGTATCAAGTATTTGCTTATGGTGGCCATCGTGGGTCAAACTTTAATGACTCGTGTTATGCTACATGTACTCCTACTAATTATACCTCATTTGAAACTCATACATTTTTAATATTTACATCAGACGATTCAAGTAGGAACGATGGATCTTTTACTATTCTTGTATTAGCATGTAAATCTATATAATATTTATAAAAATGGATAAAGTAAAATTCTATAATTGTATTAGAAGTACAATATTTGGGAAATTATTACAAAGTCAGGTTGATAGTATAGAAGCTATACTTAATGAGTGTAATAATATGGATGAAAGAAAAATAGCTTATATATTAGGAACTGTATATCATGAGACTAACGCAACTATGCTATCTATAGAAGAATATGGTAAAGGTAAGGGCAGACCATATGGTAAGAAAATAAAACATAGTGGAGAGCCATATGAATATCCTGATAAACTTTATTACGGTAGAGGATTTCCTCAACTAACATGATATGAGAATTATGAAAAGTTTGAAGAGATATTAGATATACCTTTATTAGAAAATCCAGAATTAGCTTTAGACACTGAGATATCTGCTAAGATATTAGTAACAGGTATGGAAAAAGGTTTATTTACTGGGAAAAAGCTATCTGATTACTTTAACGATAAAAAAACAGACTGAAGAAATGCTAGAAGGATAATTAATGGACTAGACAAAGCAGATACTATAGCAAGATATGCACAAAACTTTTATAATTGCTTAAAGATGGATTAGCTATAATTTATATATACAATTTAATGATACATAATTTCAGCAACAAATTATTCAAGGATATTAGAAATAATAAAATAATATCCTCAAAATCTAAAATTCTGGCATTTACTGAGTTTTATGATTATTACAGAACTAGAGGAGAAGAACCTCCTACTATGGAAGAGATAAAAGAAGTAGAAGAAAATAAATAATATGATTATGAATATAAGAATAAATACAGAAGATAAAACTATTACAGTATATAATGGAACTGTTGGAGAAATAATTAAGTTTCTAAAACATTCAGTAGATGATTGGGAAGAATATACAATTGAGGACAAAGAACCTAAACTCTATGTTTCTCCATATCCTTCAACTTATCCCTATTATACCTATGTAGATACAAAACAACCAGATTTAAAAGTTACAAGTTCAGATAACAATTTTAAAAGTGATGGCAGCGGAGCAGCTGTTGGATCTTTAAATGGAGTCAGTCTTAAATATTAAAAACTATGTCATTGAGAAAATTTACAAGAGTTAATGGATCAATAGAAGTAAATTCTATAGTACTAAATTTAGATTTTGAAGTAGTAAATAATGTTCCAGGAATTATATCATTTAATTTTAGCAATAATGGTACTTATGTTTCTGGGCCATATTCTACAAAACTAGACTATTATTCTGTTAATGGTGAAATACTGCCATCAGAAATTATGTCAGAAGTAGTAACTGCATTAGAAAATGTAAGAACTAACTATGAGGACTACCTTGAATAGAACATTTTTATACCTTAAAGCAAGATGGCAAGCAGAGACTCCAAAAATAGCAGTATATATTCAGTGATTTAGTGGATTAATAGCTGCTATAATTTATGCTTTAAGTGTGTTTTGAACATCCTTACCAGTAGAATGAAAAGAAAACGTCCCAGATACAATAACAAATAACATAGTGTATATTGGAGGTATAGCAGTTATATTACCTATTATACTACAATTCTTAGAAAAGAAAAATAAAAATTAATGATTATGACTTTAAATGAAGCTTTAGTAAGACAAAATTTCTTTAGTAAAATAGTTCTAAAGAATGGTAATGAAGAGTTACCTAAAGATTTGAAAGTAAAAGTAATGGCAATGAGAATAGAGTTGAATAAACTTAGAAATCAATTTGAACAGGACTCTCAAGAAGCTATTAGGGAACTAAAACCAGAGGGTTTTGATGAATTGTATTTAAAACCAGATAAAACTGAAGAAGAGCAAAAACTATTAGATGAAATGACTAAAAAACTTACAGATGAACATAATGCCTTTATTTTAGAAGAAGGTAAAAAACCTGTGTCTTTTGATAAAAAACTCACGCAAGAAGAATTTAATGAGCTTATTAACACAAATTCTAATAGTGTGGAGATAAATGGAACTCAACTGAGTGCAGAGGATTTCTTAGAAATTATATATAGTCTTTTCGTTGATTAAAAAATCTTTATAATGGGAGAATTTATAGAATTGATTGGGCAATTAAAGCCTAAAAATAATGGTAATTTTCCTATCGCTGATACTACTGATTTAATTGGAGGGTATATTCAATTAGACTATGTAGCACAGTTAAATGAATACCTAAATACTGGAAAAGTAAGACAAGGTATGTTAGCTTATGTTACAGAGACTAATAGAATATACCAATATCAGCAAGGAATATGAATCCCATGATCTGGTGGATCTGGTGGAGATGGAGGATTATCCATTATTAAAGTAGATAATCTCTCAGATTTAAATAATACAGCATTAAAAGTAACTGGACAATTAGTATATGTAGAAGAAGTAAAAGATTTAAGACTATATAATGGTGTAGAATGAGTATCTTTTAGTAAAATATATATACAACCTACACCTCCAGAAGACAAGGGAGGTATTTGAATAGATACTTCTGATGAAAAAACATATACAAGCTCTAATGGAATAATTTTAAATCTATTGCAAATACTATCTATTTTAGAAGAAAGAGTTAGAAGAATAGATTGAGCATTAGGTAATCAATTAGACTTTGGAGATTTTTCAAACAATCATTATCAAGAATACGAAGATTATGAAAATCCTATAGAACCTTCTTATGGTACAGACACAGAAGAGGATTTTTGAAGACTTTCTGATAATTTACTAAGTGTAGTAGAAGAATTAGAACCTACACAATATAAATCTATAACTCCAACAGGTAAGCATTTAAGTATAAAAGGAGGAACTTATGCTGATATGATAAAGTATAAGGATAACTTTTTACCAAATGAACTACTATGGTGTGAGGATAGAAAACAACTATGAATAAAAGATAAAAGGACAAATAATTTAGTAATAATTGGTTCTGTTGGTGGAACAACCCCAGAACCTGATGACGATACTATGGAGCAAATACTAACGCAAGTTGTAGGTACTGGAACCAATACAGAAACAAAAATTATTGGAATAGAATTTGGAGATATGGCCAATCTAGAAAACACTTATAGATTAAGTGTAAAGAATGGTAAACTAGATTTATATGATTATAGACTAGATAAAAACACTCTTGCTGGTAATGCCCAAGTAGTATCTAGTGGTGAATACTATACTAAACCATATTTTCCAATTCTTAGTGACTTTACAGGAAATACTAATTCTCCGATGATTTATATAAATTCTTTATATGCTGGTGGGGATAGTACTTCTAAAGATTATAACCCTTGTTCACATAACTTTATTGAGTTATGTAATTTAACAAATATTGATTTAAATTTAAAAGGGTTATACTTACACTATACAGAAAAGAATTCAGGACAGTGGGTATCATTGCCACTAAAAGGAGTAATAAAATCTAAAAGTACTTTTTTAATTAGAGGTGCTCAATGTTCTGTTATAGATATTAACACTACTTATATAAAAGTAAATACATTTGATATAGAGTGAACAAAAGATTTAACCTATAATCCAGATGTATTAGCAACTACAAATCCAGAATATAATATCTGGGATGAAAACAATTTAATAAGATTTTCTAACAGCTGTTCATTTTATATAAGTGGAGAGCCTTCTGAAAACTATTTTGCTACTAACATACTATCTGACACAGCTCCATGATACACTACTGGAGTAAAAAAATGGTATGTAGATTTAGTTGGTATAGGTTCATATGATGGAACAGCTATGCCAAAAGAAGGTGCACAAATTCCTATTACTGGAAAGAATGTTCTTTATTATAGATACTATACTATGGACTTTGTATCTCAAGCTATTAAAGCAACAACTGATAGAAGTAACTCTAAAGATTGGACATATATAAACTTGAGTACATTAAATCCTAGAATGGATATATACCAATATACTCCAAAAGCTTCATTTGAAGGGAAGGATATATTTTATAATAAATCAAAATTAAAAGAAGGTGCTCCTAATATAGTAACTTGTACTTTTGGACAAAATGCTCATACTACAAGATGCTTTAATTGGGTATCTAAAGGATATTATGATGAGTATATATGGTTTGCTGATGAAGCTGGAAATTACTTAGAAGAAAATAAATTTGAATCTTTTAAAGAAGGTGATGGAAGAACTTCTAATAAAAACTGGAATGATCCAATATATAATAGAATAAGAAGTATTACTACTGATGGAACAGCTTATACTGTACATAAGTTTATTAAAGATTGACCAGAGCCAGCATTAGGAAGTCCTAAGACAATTAAATATAAAGTAGGAAGAGACGGTGCATGGTCAGAAGAAAGATCTTTTACATTAAGAAATAGACAACAAGTTATAAATTCTGGATTTAGCTTTTTACAAGTAACTGACCAACAAGGATTCAATAAAGAAGAATATGAAACTTGGAGATTGTGTGCAGAGTTTATAAAAAATAATGAATCTGGTTATGACTGAGTTCTTAATACAGGAGACTGTACTCAAAATGGTAATAGAATAAGTGAGTGGTTAGACTACTATAATGGTGGAAGGGATTTGTTACTAGATAAAGAAGAAATGGGAGTAATAGGAAACAATGATTTATCTCCAGAAGATATATATAAACTTGGTAATGGATCTGATTTAAGTAAAATTAACCCAGAAAACATTATGTCTTTCTATACATTTGAACATCCTTATGAAGTTCCAAGAAGTGCTACAGGTAAATATATTCCTAGTGTATATAGCTTTATATATGGAGATACTTATTTTCTAGCAATGAATTCAGAGATATCTACTTTAACTAGACAATTAGTATTTAAAGACCCAGAAGGAGTAAATGTATATACAGACAATATAAAAACTTGGGCTCAAAATGATTTACTACATTTTGGAGGAGATCCAAATATAAAATGAAAAATAGCACTAAATCACGAGTCTCCTTTTACAATTATAACAGCTGACACTATAATGTCTTATGTAAGACCAGATGCACAGGGAGTACTTCAAAAGAATCTTACAGTTCAAAGAGGTGGTGCTAGAACCAATACAGTAGGAAATTATTGGTTTTCTCAATTTTTACAAGACAATGGATTTAGTTTAGCACTTTGTGGCCATAAACATACATATGCTAATTCTAGATATATAAAAGATGATCCTGAATTAACTATGGAACCAATAGTATATGATCCAACGTATGATCCAAATACTTCTACTTATCCAGATTGGTATAATGCTTTGCCAGAAAGAGAAAAAATGTGTGTAAGATTAAGTAATGATTCTACACAAAATTATGTAAGATATGTAATGTGTCAAGCTACTGGTTACAAACTAACTTCAAACAAAGAACTACCTGCTAAAAATATTCCTTGACTTATGGAATATTATCCTGTAGCAACTCAAGTAGAAAATCCAGCTACTAATACAGCTACAGTAACTGCTAATAAAGCTCAGACTTTTGCACATTATATAATGTGAAATGTTGGTGCTGGTAATGAAACTGAATCTGGTACAACTATAGTAAGGGATAGAATAAAAGGAAAGCCTTATAAAATAGTGCTAGCTGCATCACCAAGTGTAGCTTGGTCTTATAAATATAATGCACCTATATATGTAAATCAGTTAACTAAAGCTGATGGTAATGGCTCTATACATCCATCAGATAATATAATTATTGAAAAATTACAATAATGAAAATAAAGCACTATGATTTTGATTTACAGAAATGAGTTATTGATGGAGCATCTAATTCAAGCGATTTAGAACTTTCTAATCCAGCCTACTTAGATGACGAAGGTAACTCAATTTCTGTAGATCAGGGATTTACAAAAGTAGCAAATAAATTAAAAGAAATAGAAGATAACTTAGCTTGGATTTATATAAATGGTGCACATGGAGGTACTGGAGGTGATGGTGGCACTGGTGAGGGTAATATAACTATACAAGTATTTGAAGGCACTACCATATACACATCAACTAGCACGGCTAATTTTAGTATTCTAATCAATAATGGCACTGTGTCTAGGGCATTTACAATAGTAATTAAAGATGTAAGTACAGGAAGAGTATTAACTACTTTAAAAAAGTATTCTCTTACAAGAATTCCTATACAGCTCACAGACTTAACTGGAAATATTGATTTAGAAATATCAGCATATGACTCTGCTTATAACTATGCAATTCCAGCATATATTTCTATAGTATATGGAGCAATAAGCTTATCTTTACAAACTACTCCAGCAAAGACAATAATAAGAGGGGCAACTTCTGAAGTTCCTGCTAATTTTACAATTAGAAATAATATATTAGGTGCAACATCATCTTTTGTTTTTAAAGTAAACAGTTTAGTAATAGATACTCAAACTAATATAAATGTATCTCCTAAATCTATATTATATAATATAAGAGATATACTATTTAATGGTGAATTATTTCCATCTGTATATGCTGGACAAAAGTTTTATTTTGAAGCTTATGCTTCAACTATACTAAATGGTGTAGAGATACAGTCTAATACTATAACATTTGATGTTACAGCAGTAGAAGCAGATAGTTTAATAATAGTAGTTAATGGTATTTCTGAAGAAGATTCTAGTTATAGTAGTATAACACAGTATAGTCAGGGATCTCAATTAAGCTTTACTTATTATCTAAGCTATGCTCCAATAAAATATACTACTTTTAATGTAAATTATAGTATATACCTAATGTCTAATGGTGTTAAGTTATCAGATACTCCAATAGATTCTGGATTAATACCGAATGTTAATAAAGGAATAAATTCTGTATTCTCAATAAGTACTATAAATTTGCCTATAAATGCAGAGTCAGAATATTTGATGATAGAATTATTTGCATCATCTACTTCAGATCCTGGAGATGTATCTGCACAATATACTAAAAGAGTATATGCCGTTATTTCCGAAGCTGTAAAATTAGATATGTATGCAAATAATGATATACATACTTTATTAGCTTACTATTCTAGAGTAACTGGTTTTCCAGCTGCAAGCGAGACTGAATGAAATTATACTCTTAGTCATACTGGCAGATTTCCATATGATGATATATTTTTCAATCAATTCCCAGATGGAGTTAATTTATATCTACACAAAACTAATGGAACTTCTACAGGGTTTATAAACAATACTGATAGAATAAATAATATACCAGGAATAGTATTAAGTGGTGGTTCTTATGCTAATATAGCAGTAGCTAATCAGATGTTTCCTAATTATACTATAGGAGAGTTTGGATTCTTTCAATCAAAAGGTTTTAATATTTCTTTAACTTATAAAGCTGATTCTACCAATGGTGTAATAATGAGTATTGGTAGATATAAAAATGATTTACTAGATTCTGGTATAGAAGTTACATCAGAAGATGTAACTGTAAAAATAGGCACAGCTGATACATTAAATGTAAAGTTACCTCAACAAGAATTACTTACTATAGATATTGATGTATCTTTATTAGGAAATGTTGGTTGGTATTTCAAAATATATGTAAATGGAGTTTTATCAGCAGTTTCTAGAGTAGATCAATCTGCAATTGACTGGACTTTTAATCAAGATTTGTATTTTGGGTGTAGAAATAATAATGGAGTATTAAGTAGGTTTTCTAATGTAACAATATACGATATTAAACTTTATACATCTTCACAAACTGAATATGCTATTGTACAAAATTATATATCAGCTACAGAGCAGGCTTCTTTAAATCGTGGTGTTGTAGATGAATCTTTGGATGCAGAATTAAGATCAAAGAACTTATTTGATTCTGAAGGTAACTGTCTATTATGGGATAAAGCTAATAATTCATTCTATAGCGGAGACCAGTTATATAATACATTAAGTGCACAAATGGATGTAAATACTCCATATCCTATTGTATTAATAAGAGAAACTAGTAGCTCCTATACAGAATTTAAAGCATATTCTACAGCTATTTTTTCAGCAGAACAGAAAGAAGAAATTATGAGTAAAACTTTTCCATGTGAAATAACTTTTAAGAATAAGTTAGGAGAAGTTTTAATAAGCACTCCAAATGGTGTATCAGCAAATAATGGAGTAAGAATTGGGTTGCAAGGTACTTCTTCATTATCTTATAATGCAAAGAACTTTGAGCTATATATGGGTAATAAGGATGAGACTGGTAAATTACAACTATTTCAACCTATACAAGAGTGGCTTCCAGAAAATGAATTTACTCTGAAAGCTGATGTTATGGATTCAGCACATGTCAATAACGTAGTTATTGGTAAAATAATAAATGGTGAAGTTACTAATGAAGCTGGCATACCTATAAAACCATTAAGTGCTACTCCACCAATGTTATTGCCAGATTCTGTTTTTGCATCAACTGAGAAGGCACAAGAAATTAAAAGCAAAATAAAGCATACTTCTGATGGCTTCCCTTGCCTAGTATTTATAAATTTTGCACCAGATAGAATTACAGGAATGAGGGAGACCAGGTTTATGGGTATATATAACTTCAATTTAGGGAGATATGCCAATTATAATTTAGGTCTAAAAATACTTACTGATTACACACCTGTAACTCCTGGAGGAGCTCCAACTATTATAGAAGATTATTCTGATTTACAAACATATTGGAACACTACACCAGCTAATGGTACTTTCTCTATGGAAGTAAATCAAAATAATTCTGCACAAGGAGCATTTCAGCAAGATGATATGGAGATAATTAGGTTTATGGTAGATGCTATATATTCTAGTCAAGATACTAATATAGCATATGATGCATTAAAGACTCTATATACCCAGTTAGCTAATATGGCTTTGAGCCAGACTCCTAAATATACTATGGATGATGCTGGCCAAACTCCAACTAAATTAATTCCAGGAGAGTATTATAACTATAATGCTGCTTATTATAATTTTGCTGCTCTAGACCAACATTTAAATTGAAATAATGCTACTTCTTATTTTATAATAACACTACTTTTTGGGATGGTGGATTCTATGTGTAAAAACTTAACTTTAAGAAGTTGAGGTGGTAATACATGATATACAGCATTCTATGATATGGATACAGCATTTGGTTTAAATAATGCTGGTCAAGATATAGTAGAGTATTGAGCACATTTACACAGATGGTATAATATACAAGCTGGTGACACTGGAATAACTACATTTACTCTAGAAAAAAATTATACTAATGATAACCCAGATGGTGTGAAACAATACTTTTCTTGTAACTGAAATAGGATGTGGGAAGTATTAGAAAACTTACCATTGAGAGACAGTGGTGGATTATCAGAAGAAAGAATGACTTTAGAAAGAGCTTATGCCAATTTAAGACTAAATCTATTTTCAGATCCAGAAGCTTTCATAAATAAATATTATAAAAGTTATACTGACCAAACAGGTGCAATATTATTTAATTATGATTATAAAGTTAAATATTTAAAAATAGCACAAAGTTATAACGAAATAGATGGTTTTGTTGACACTACAGATTTTTCTCAATTGAAGTTTTTACATGGTAACAGAGTTATACATGTTAAAGACTGATTTAAGAAAAGAGTTTTATTTTTAGATGGAGTTTATGGAGTTACAAATAATCAGTCTAATATAGATCCTTCTGTAAATAGTCCTGCAAATCAAATGTGGAGTAATAATAAAGCTGCTGGTGTTGGAGAACAGATATTATTTGATATAACAATGTCATCTAATTCTAAAATCTTATATAGGTGAGCATATGACAAAACTTCTGGAAGTTTTTGGTTAGATAATAAAGATATTCCAGCAGTTGTACCTACTCCTGGTGGTGAGACTATTATCTATATGTATGCAAATAAATACATAACTAAATTTGATAATTTTAAAGACTATCCATGAACTTTACTAGTTAATATTGATTTGCCTTTGTTAAAAGAGTTAGATTTAAGTAATTTAAGGAATATACCAGCTAATAACTTTTTATTTCCTAAAGTATATGATCCAAATACTGATACTGGGCTTAAGAGTATAGAAAAACTAATATTATCTAATGTGACTTTAACTGACGCATCTTCTTATACTTTAGATGTTAGAGATTGTAAAAATTTAAGTTACTTAGACATATCAAACTCAAATATAACTTCAGTTTTATTAAGTGATTCAGCATCTTTAAGATACTATAATCTTTCTAATACAGCAATTAGAACTTTAAATATAAGTAATCAAGCATTTTTAGAGTCTCTTATATTATCAGGCTGCAATGACCTAGAGGAAATAGTTATAAATAATTGCAATTCTTTAACTAACTTAGTACTCCCTTTAAATGTTAAGAGGCTTACTATTACTAACTGTGAATTTCTAGATGAATTAAGAGTAACTTATACTTCTATTAATAATTCTATATCTAATCTGGAATTAATAAATGTAGATAACTGTCCTAATTTAAGGTTGTTTGATATAAGTGGACAGAATAACCAAACTCTTAAAGTGAATCTAATAGGTGCATGAAATCTAGAAGACTTAAAACTAAGTGGAGTAAGAACTTTAGATATATTATTACCATCATTGTTTATAGATGGAGAGCCTTATTTCAATACTCTTAAATCACTAGATATTAGTAATACATCTATTTCTAACTTTATCTATAATGACAATCCAAAAGATGAGCTAGGTAACTTTATAAGAAATAGCTATTTAGATTTAAGCAATTTTCCAAATTTAGATTCTATAAAAGCTTATAATAATACTTCTATTAGAGAGATTAGATGTAAGAATGATATAAACAATCCTATTAATTTAGAGACACAATCATTTATAAATTGCAGTTCATTAAACAGAATTAAAGGTAACTTTAATATAATAGGAATGGAAGTATTTAAGAACTGTAGTAGCTTAAAATTAAATGATGAGTCTGTTTATGCTAATACTCTTCCAGATCAGTTCTTAGAAGGAAACGATGTAACAAATATATCTATAAATTCTAGTATATTAAGAAGTGTATTTGAAAATTGTAGCTCTTTAAGTTATAATGATTTTAAAAGGATAGTTGTTAAACTAAATAATAATGTTACATCCACTGAATCATTGTTTAAAGGATGTTCTGGAATAACAGGAGAAATATGAAGAGACTTTTTCTCTAATTGTAGAAATATAGATAATATCAAAGATATGTTTTCTGGTTCTGGTATATCAGGAACTATAGTTTCCAGAGCTGATAATTATTCAGATAGTGATGAAAGTACTTGAGGATTGTTTGATTATCTTCCAAATTTAAGAAATCTAGAAGGATCTTTTGAAAGTTCTTTTATAGAGTGAATAGATAATAACCTATTTAAATCAAAAAATGGAACATATTATCCTTTTGTTAATATAGATAATATGTTTAGGTATTGTGGAAGACTAAAAACTTGTTCAGATACTAGACAAGTAACTAAAACATACGGTAGGTTAAATTCTAAAACATTCTTTACAGACTTAAGAAATTTAGTTTCTGTATATCCAAAAGATGTATTTAGAGGATGTTCTGGAGTTGATATGGATATTATAAATGATGGTAATATAACTTATTTATTCCATATATTAACAAACTCTTCTTATAATGTATTAACTGATTCTTTGTATGCTGGAATTAACTTATTTGGAGAAATTAAATCTAATGTGTTTGGTGGAATAAGTAATACCTTTTCTGATGGAGATACTACTTATTATATACCTAAATTTACATCTATTCAGTATCCATTTTCGAGTTCTGGAAGTAATATATCCATAGATATTAGTCAGATGGGGCAAATATTCAGAAATATAAACACCACACTACTTCAAGCAATTGGTGTATTTTCTGGATTAAAAACAATTGGCTCTAGAAAAATACCTGATGACATTTTTCAAGGATGTATAAATCTTAATAGTATAGAATCTTTATTTGCAAATAGTGATATAGATAATGATGGAGAAATATATGAATTTCCTAACCAAGTAATATTTAGAGATACAGTTTCTCTAAAAAGTATTAAAAACTTATTTAATAATACTAATAAAATAAGAATTAAATTACTTGGCGAAGGATTTAAAAATTGTATTCTAGAAGATGTTTCTGGTGCTTTTGCTTCTAGTGGAGTATTTGGAATTATTCCATATAGACTATTCTTTATGACTGATGGAACTTCTATAAGAAGAACTATAAAACATATGGAAGGTATATTTAATAATTGTTGATTATTGGGATATACTGCTGATAGACAAATTAGTACAGATACATTATTAGAAACTATAACATATCCAGATGGTAATACTGTATCTATTTATACAAATTGAGCTAATAATATAGTATCAGTTCCTGGAACTAAAGTAGATTATAAATTAGATGTAACTAATATGTCTAAATCTTATAATTTTGATAGAGATGAAAGACAGACTATTCCTAATCCAAATTATATAGCTGATCCAGCAAATAGACCTCCAGACTATGATCCAAGTACTCCGGAAACTATTCCTAATCCAGAATATAATCCAGGAGAACAAGCATTCGATATTTGGTATTTAGATGGATATGGATGGGATGGAGCTACATCTACAGAACAATCTGAGTTGGATGCACAAAAAGCTAGATTACAGAGATACTTTATATATGATCAATATCAAGCACAGTCTATTCAAGATAATGCTATTACTGACTGATATACAGAAAGCCATCAAAACTACATGATTCCAACAGATTTGTTTAGATATTGTCATAAAGAAGCTACACTGTCAGGAGTATTAAGTAGCTTATCTTGGTATGAGCGTATAGTTGTTGTTGATCCAGCTACTGGTAAAGGTTCTATACGAACTACAAATAATATACAAGGATTAAGAGGTAGAATACCAGTAAGATTGTTTAAGTCTTTAGTAGATAATACAGAATTTAATTCTGTATTTAGTAATACTAAATTTGATGCATTCTATGGCTTAAGAGGTACAAATGCTAATAACTTAACTAGAGGTATTGCATATCCGCCTGATTTATTACAAAATAATGTAGAGCTAACAGATGTTCCTAATTTATTTAGTAATACAGTTATACCTGTAGGAGTAGATATTAATTCTGACTTATTTAAAAACAATATAAAGTTAAAAAATATAAGTTCAGTTTGGTCTAATTGTACATTTGATAAGAGGCCTTATAATGCAGAATCATTTTCTCCAGACCAAGTCTATTATCCACAAATTGATTTTGTAAATATATTTAAGTATAATATTAAAATAACTAATGCTTCTAATTTATTTGCAGTAACAGACATAGTAAGAGATAATAAAGGATTGCTAATGATTACACCAGATTTATTAAGAACAGCATTAAATATAAATAATATTAGTGGTATGTTTTATTACAATATAAATATGTATGGAGCAGTACCATTGTTCCAATCTACTATATATACAGCTTTAAATTCAGTGTATGGATACTTAACTGGAGTTAATAAATCTAACATAACTAATGCTGATCAATTAGAACCTAGACTTATTCCTTCTGGATGAGATTAATTATTAGTTTATACAATAATATAACTTAAATATTACATATTTTATTTAACTATTTTTACATACTATACGTATATTAGTGTCTAGTTTTTATATATAAAATTTTTATACTTTTATACAATTGTTAGTAAAAAAAATATTAATTTTGCAAAAATGAATGTTAATGTAAATGGTAAAAAATTAAGATTCTTAAAACCCTAATAAACACAATAATGCCATTATTAACAATTGAAATTGATCTATCTTCTTTATTTGATATTAATATAATTGTATTTACTACTCTAGCTTTTGTATTTAGTGTTGTAGTAACAATATTTTTAGTACTTGGATTAAGACCTATAACAACTAGAGCTAGAAAGGCTAATGACTTAGAACCAGAAAAATTAAGTCTTACTTATCTTAGGCTTATTATGTATGTATTTGCTGAATCTATAGCATTTGTAGCTGATATGTTTTTGGTAATATTTTCTGGAAGCTATAAAGTACCATGATTCACAATAGTAGTATTTTTAACTATATTAGTCTATAAATTAGTATTTGTATTACTTAAAGATTATAGAGATTTAGGATTTGATACAAAAGGAGTAACAAAATCTGTATCTACAGCTATAAAACTAATTGAAAGAAAAGATATAGATGTAATACTTGATGCAATAGATGAATATGATAAAGAGGAGTCTAAAAACAAAAAAATGACTAAATCATCAAAAACAAAAAGGAATAATACTCCAATGATATTGATATTATTATTTATATTATCATGTATGGGACTAGCAATATATAGCCAATCGTATATGATTCATAATATAGAGTATCAATCCGAACAATATCTAGGAGATAAAATTACAGATATAAAGAGTTCCAATAAAATTGTAGGATCTGGTTTTAGTATAAATAGCCAAGATACTATAATTTTAAGGTATCCTAACACTGATAAGAAAATTATACTAATACCAGATAAATAATAAAATTAATAAAATAGGAGAATGTAAATGGATGAGTTTGAAAATGTTATAGAGTCTGATGATTTTTTAGAAGACTCTACACAACCACAAGAAAATGTAGTAGAAGAAGATAATGGTATAGAAAGTATCTTTAATGACGATTATGAGGATAATCCTTCTTCACAGTCTATCATTGACAAATTTTTACAATCTAAAGGAATTGTAGATTCTAAAATTAAGGTCATAGATGAAGATAGTAAAGAAGTTGAAGTAAAATTCTCTGATTTGTCAGAAGAAGAACAACTGGATATACTGAATTCTTTAACTACACAAGATAGTCCACAAGTAGATGATTCTGAATTAGCTTTTTTAAATGAACTAAAAAAGAATAATTTAACTATTCAACAGTTTTTAGATCTTTATAAAGAGTCAGTAATATCTGAAGCTGGACTTCAACCTGAGCCATCATATACAGTAGATCAATATGATGATAAGGAGCTATTTTTACTAGATCTCAAAAATAAATATGATTTAACAGATGAAGAACTCCAAATAGAACTTGAAAAGGAACTTCAAAATGAGGAACTTTTTAATAAGAAAGTTGCAAAATTAAGAAGCGAGTATAAAGAATTGGAGGAACAATACAATGCTAGTCAAAAGGCTGAATTTGAAAAACAACAGCAACAGCAGTATAATCAATTTGTGGATCAAATGACTGATATTGCTGTAAAAACTACAGGATTTCATGGCTTGGAACTAGAAGATGAAGATAAAAATAATACACTTTCATATCTGCTTGATTTAGATGAAAATGGAATGAGTCAATTCTATAAAGATCTAAATAACCCAGAGAAAATATACGAAGTAGCTTGGTATTTAAAATATGGTAAAGATGCCTTCAAAGCAGTTGAAGATGCATACGAAGCCGGGATAGCAAAGCTAAAATCGAAAGTAGATAAGCCACGTGTTGTTAGGCACCAGAACAACGAAAATGACGTATTTAATAATTTATTTTAATAAAAAACTATGATAGTTGCAAGCTATGTAAATCTGAAGCCTGAATTGGCACACAGTAGAACGTATGAAGACTTCTATAAGTTACTGGGAACTACTCCTCAAATGATGGGAGTAATGGCAAGGATGAATATGAACAACACCGCCACATTCCTTACAGAAGGCTTGATGAATGTCTATTACAATCAAAAAACAGTTAATAAATTTCAACCTATTAATTCATTGATGGTTGAGTGGGAGATAGAAGTTGGTTTCTTAAAAAGAGTTGCTTTTGCTGCACCTCCTACAGGAGATGGAGCAGGTGGCTCAGATATAACAATGTACTTTACTGAAAGGTATTATGAACGATATGATACCTTTATAATTGAAAAATCAGGACAACAGTGTGTTGTTAAAACTGTTCCTCAAAGAAAAGCAGATAATTTCTGGGAATATGTTGTACAGTTGATTGACTCGGATTACGAGGCAATTCTTGATGCAAACTCTTGTCAAGTAGGAGATACTACAAGATTCTTATCGAATGTAGTACCTGAATACCACTCTGAAGGCTACGTAAAGGCACAGAGTAATGTTGAAAAACATAGAACCTGGATTAAAGAGTCTCGTGTTGATATCAGCATGTCTTCTAGATATGATGCATTTGAAGAGCAGTTTATAAAAATCTCTAATGGTGAAACAGGCGGAGAACTTAAACAAAAACTCTATAAACTGAATAAAGCAGAAAGAGATTTGTTAGATTCTTGGTATAATGCTAAAAATCAAGGTCTATTGTGGGATAAATCTACAATGGATGCAAATGGTAAGTGTACAGTACATGACCATGAAGGTCGTCCACTGATACAAGGTGATGGACTTATTCCTCAATACCAAAGATTTGCTAGTAAAATGAAATACACTAGACTTGAAATCTCTGTTATTGATAAAATGATGGAACAAATGGTTGACAAATGTGAAAATCCTGTTGGAAATCACTTTATGTTTGCCGTTAATAAAGTTTTGTGGAACCAAATTAATACAGCTTTGAGAGATTGGCTGAAATTGTGGAACTCTACACCTACAATGATATACTCTAAAGCAGCAGGAATGCCTATAAAGATTGATAATCCTATAAAAGTAGGGGCTACTTTCATGTCTTATGAAGTTGCTGGTAATGTAGTTACCTTTGTAGTAGATAATGCACTTTCTAAATATTATCCTACTAAGGGATTTGGATTGTGTATGGATCTTACTCCTGATATGTCAACTGGTAATCCAGCTGTTGGTGCCTTCACTCTTAAAGGTAAAGAATTTATCTCTAACAAACTAACTGGAGTTGGTTTCCAAAATGGAGAAGTAGCTACTCCTGTAGCAGGTGGTAAATTAATAGTATCTGGTTATTATGGTATAGCAGCTTTTGCACCATATAAATCATTTATACTTAGCCAAAATTAAAAGAATTGGGGAGTTTAATCTCCTCATTCTTTTAGATACTAATAACCTATAGATAACAATAACTTATATATAATAAACAATGAGCAATGATTAATGCTATAATATTACGTAGCGTATTCGGGAAGGTGGGCCAAAAATACTTTATCCAACCTTGTCCAAATCCTAGAACTGGTAGGTTTGCAGAATGTGTAAAGAACATAGATGCAAATGGAGATATGATATTATCTGAAAGTGAAAAAGAAGACCAAAAGAACAAACTAATACATTATATTCCAATTAATGAAATATTTGTAATAGAAGATGGTTTTAAATTGGATCTTACAGATGTGGTAGATAGATGTATTTGGGAAGCAATTCAATATTCCGATATAATTGCAAAAGATAGAGACGAAAGAGACGAAAATGGTATTCTAGTAATAGATGGAGATCAACAGAAATATGGTACAGCAGAGCTGTATGTAGAAAGACCTGGAGAAGTAACTAAAGCTAGGGTAACCAAAAAACAACTAATCTTCAAAGCAGAGCAGTATATCTATAATGATTCAGAATCCGATAGAATCAAAAAATGTCAAGTACTTGGTAGGGATTTAAGAAATGCTTATCCAGCAGACGTTTTAGATTATATGATTAGTGTTGCAGAAAAAGATCCACAAAAAATCATAAATATGTATGAAGATGATGGCTGGAAAATGCACTTATTTATATTGGATGCAATAGAAAAAGGTGTTATTAGAAGGTCAGATGGTATATATAGATATGATGATAAAATGTTAGGTGGGTCTATAGAAGCAGTTATTACATTATTAAAAGATGTAAGGTATAAAGCTATTCTAGATTCTATAAAGAGAGAAACATATATAGATTACTTACCTAAATCTGAAATAGAAAATATAGAAAAACACCAAACAGATGGAATACCTCATTTTGATGAGAGTAGAGAAGAAGGTAAAGCAACTTCAACCGCTTCTAAGAAAAAGAGTTAACTAAATTGTATAACCATTAATTAGGTAATACCTAATTAAATAAAAACTTAAGGATATCACATCAAAACAAGCGTTTGAGTATGCTTTAGTAGAATTGAACAAAGTCCAGGCTCCTAGCTTACTCTTAGAAGATTATAATTACTTTATTAACAAAGCTATTAATCAGTATGTAAATAAAGTATATAACTTGTACGACATCAACCAACAAAAATCAGATGATGTAAGAGTACTTAAATCAACAGCAATACTAGTTCCTACTGTGCAAACAGTATATAGTACACTAAATGAAGAATCTAGATTACTGTACAAAACATATGAAGTAGTTCTTCCAGATGATTACTTACACATTTTAAACTGTGTAGTTGAATATGATGTTTTAAAAGATTATAAATGCTACAATAAGGGTAGTAAATGAGCCACAGGAGCTAAACGGCTGACAGCCGATATGTTTTCTCAGATAATAAATAATTACTACATGCGTCCATCTTATAAGAATCCGTATTTTTATATTAATAATATAACTACGGATACAACTTATCAGACAGCAGATAACCAAACTCCTATTACTTATTCTGAAAATTTAAATGCTGGAGTTCCAGAAAATGTAGAAAAAGTTTCTGGAGTTAGGTACGGTAATAAGAATCAAGTAAGATTGGAAATAAGATATGGTAAAGATGATGCAATTTTTAAACTTGCATTGGTGTATGTAGATTATTTAAAAGCTCCGCAATTCGTTAGGCTTACTCAAGAACAAGTCGATCAAGTGGAGGATACCTCCCAAGTTCTTGAATTTCCAGATTATGTTTGTCAGGAAATTGTGAATGAACTAGTTATGTTATTATTAGAGAATGCCAGTGATCCCAGATTACAAACTAACATCCCTATTAGTAAATCTATAGCTAATCCTGTACAGGAACAACAACAGAATAATAGATAAATTTTTATTTTTTGAAAATAAATAAATAAATTATGTTTCAATACACAAAAACAACGATTATAAATGGGCAATACGCAGTAGATGCTCAAGGTAATCCCCTATTAGATAGTGCTGGTCTTCCAGTAAAAAAAGTACAAAAAGCTTCTGATGATTCATCTATTACTGTAATAGGGTCGGGAACTTTTCTTAAAGATAATATAAAAAGTATTTATAAACGACCTTACGAAGCAGGTGTAAAAGAAGAAGCTACACTAACAGTTAGTTTGAGTGGTGTAACTGCTGGAGATATTTTAAGGCTTACAGTTAAAGTTAAATTGGATGGGACTACTCAGTCTGACTATGCTAACTTTACTTATGACTTTAGACAACCAATTACAGTAGATATTGCCTCTTCTGGCACAGCTACTACTGATGCTGCTGAATTTGTTAAAGTTTTCAACAAACTTAAAGCAGAATATGGTAGGTCATTATTTACAACTTCTGCAACTGCTGAAACTATAACTTTTAAAGCTAAAACTAATGATCAAAGGTTTGAGTCTATAGTATTAGAAAAAGTTGGTGCAGTTCCTTTGAATACTTTAACTCCAGAAATTAAACAACTTGCAGTAGGTAGCGTATCAGTTCCTGGAAAGAATGGATTTGGAGATGATGCATGGATGTTAAAATCTGTAGTTATTCCTACTCTTGAAAATACCAGAGTATTTGGAATACTTAAAGATGAAAAACCTGTTCTAGGTGGTAACTATTCTCAATATACTCTCAAATATGAAGTAATGTCTGATGAGTATGACATATGGAATGGTAACAAAGTGTCAGTTACAAACCATGTATTCTGGGTAGCAGCTGATCAGGTAACTAATTTTGAAAATACAGTTCTTGCTGTACACTCCCCTATTAAATCAATAGGAGAAGGTGGTGTAGTAACAGATGTAGAATTGGTTGTAGGGCCTTAAATTATAGTTATAAATTAAAAACCTTTAAAAGGCGGCGGAACAAACTGCCGCCTTTTTTATTTAAAATATATGATAACAAAACTAGCATCTGCTATATATAATGATGTAATAGCTGGATTATCTGGATATACTTCTACTCCAACTATATCTCTTCCACAATTGGAAGATGAGATTGTGGAAGAAAGGTTACAGGTAATTAAAGAGTATATGTATAGAAATATGATACCCAGAGAAGATTTATACATGGCGATTAATTGTATAGAAGTAGATTGTAAGTCTCTGGATAGATGTCCTTGTAATAGAGCTACTTATTCAAAACCGATAGCACATTTTGAAATACCACAAATAATTAACGGAATTCCAGATGGTGCTATAGAATATATTGGATCAGTGGACAGAATGGTACAATTTAAAGTATATACTTCTACAGCTTTCTTATATCATAAGTATTTAAGGAGAAATTCTAATAAACCATATGTTTATATAGAACCCACCCCAAACGAAAATAATAAGTATGATGGGTGGATATTCAATGCTCCATTAATAGAAGTTATTTCAGTTGTGGGAATTTTTAAAGATCCAAGACAAGTAGCTGAGTATGATTGTTGTAAAGATGATGAAATAGAGAACTATACATTTATATCTACTGAAGTTAAGAAAAGATTAACTGAGAAGAAAATCAGATATTATAGGGCTCTTCTTCAACCACCACAACCAAATAATCAAGAACCACATTAATATAATAAATAATGCACGAATTTAAATATCCATTTAATACTGCATATGTTCAAGCAAGAGAACTATATGGGGTAGAACTAAATCCAGATGAATTTGAAAATATAGGTATAGTTGCTTGAGATAGAATTGGAAATAAACAGACAGCTCTATATAAAATTGTTTTAGAACCTGAAAAGGTAAATGAAGGAGTCTGGGCTGTAGATTTGCCATGTAATGCTGATATTATAGAAGCTGTTACTGCTGAGTTTGAAGATTGGGAAAAAACTTCTAACAAGGCTTTAACATATCAAAATAGTAATGGTTGGATAGAGCAATATATCGAAAGAGGTAAAGTAAATACCAATGCTCTATATCAATCTGGAAGATTTATTAAGTATAGGAGAGAACAAAATACTTTATACTTTGATGTTCCTTATAAAAAAGTATATATCCTATATAAAGGATTTATAGCTGATGAAGAAGGATTACCATACTTAACAGGAAAAGAAGTAGATGCAATAGCTGCATTCTGTGCATATATAAATGATCTAAAAGGAGCTAGAATAAGTAGAGATGCAAACTCTATGCAGTTAGCTAGTTATATGGAGCAAGAATGGAAAAGATTGTGTACTAGAGCAAGAGTTCCAGACTATCTGAACCAGAATGAAATGGATGAAATACTAAATGTATCTACTTCATGAGATAGAAAACGATTTGGGAAATCATTCAAGCCTATACGCTAATATGAGGTGACTATTCAATCATGGAATATCTGCATCAGAATTATATTCTGGAGACATGTCTGATATCTGTGATAAAGATTATAGATGATTTATAAATAACTTTTCATACAGGGAAGATAACCTAGAAAGTTATTTTGGAAGTATATTTATGTATTCTATAGATATAATAATATCCTATGTTATAGAAAATAAAGTAAGATTTGTTGGGCCAAAAAATCTATTCTATATAGATTTTGAGATCTTTCAGGATGAAGAATTTAAAAGACATAGGCAATTAGGTAGAATGCAAGATATAGATTTAATAGAAGCAGATTTTACAGGATATCAGTTAACATACTTTTATAGATATTCAAATAAAGATTCAAGATATAGAAAAACTAATTTTTATATTGGATCTAAACACAGAGAGAAGTTCTTGAATAAGGTAAATTCAGGAGAAAAAATGTATTCTGTTAAGGATGTAAAACTTGAGTACTTTTTACCACAAATATATAAAAAATTTCCAAAGTTATCAAAAAAGGAAATAAAAAAGATATTAATGAGAGGGTATTTTAGAATGTATTATGCAATAAAACAAAGGTGTTATATTACTCTTAGGTCTAAAATGTATAATATATCATTCTTTGTTGGAACATTCTATAAAAGTCCAGAAAGACAGATAACTGAGTACTCATTTAGAATGAGGAAGAAGCTTATCAAGATAGCTAAATGAAAAAAGACTGAATATGATAATAGTTTTTATATAGCCATATCAAAAAGCAGAATGGCAGATTGAGTAGCTTTAAATAATAAAAATGATAGGGCTGGTTGAATATGATTAGAATTTAAAGATGTTATTGCTAGCAAACAATTAGAGTCTGCTCTATATAATTCTGTTTATTCTTATATATTTAGAATAAAAGTTAAAAAGAAGTATACTAAAAGATGAGTTTTTAGAATAGAAGATAAGAAGTATAGAGATCCTGCTTTTATAGGTATAGCAATTAACTATAAATTACAACCAGCAACTATACATTGAAAAGAATTAATAAAAGGATATAATGAAGAAGGAAGCAGTGAATTTGTTCAATCAAGGTCTTAATATGGACCTTAATACCATAGTTGTTCCTAATAATATACTAACTGATAATCTAAATGGCACTTTCTTAACATATAATGGAGATGAGCTCTCATTACAAAATGATGCTGGGAATACTAGAATACCAATAAAGGATACTATAGAATCTGTTAAGTTAAGTGAGGGTTTTTATCCACTAGGAATGAAAGAATATGGTGGAGTATTATATATAGTATCAGCTAAAAAAGGTGTAGATCAAGATGGATTACCAAAACCAGAACTAGATGAAATAGAGATAGGTAGTTATCCTAGCCCAGAATTAGCTAGTTATACTACTTTTCATGGGCAATTGGATACAACTTTAATTTATCCAAATCAAACAAATACAAATATATTTTATAAATCTCTGGTTATAAATAGAGACTATTTTAAAACTGGAAGATACATATCATTTATATGTAAGGATAACCCAGCTCCAGACATGAGTAATGTATGAACTTATTGAGACCATAAAGGTTTGTATATTATAAAATTATATCTACAACTTGATAATGGATTAATAGACTTAACAGATGATATATGAGATGCATTTATTGAATATAAACAAGAAAATCCATCTGATACTTCTTTACATTGGTTATTAAGTAAAGATTTTATATATTTCTGCCCATATAGTTATAAAGGAAGATTAGTTGTTGAAGTAGTAATTAGTGAACCAGTTTTTGAACCAATAAAATACTATGATTTTATAGTAGGTAATGGTATATATACATTTAAGTTAGATATACGTGTAGAAAATACAGAGGCTTTACAAATTATAGGTTATAATATAGACATAAAAACTGACGTTGAGAAGTTTGATGGAGACTTGGATACTACCGTTAAAACTTATAGACTTACAATCCCTCAGTCTGGCATAATCAGTATATCTGAAAATGTAGATTCTAAAAACAGAATGATGCATTATACTATTACACCAATATTTAAATATATTAATACAAATGAAGAATTGGATTGAAGTTCTTTTCCAGACGAATTTAAATCTAAATATACAATTGCGAATTATGTACTACTAAATGAAAAATATAACAATGTAGGATTTAGTGCACAAGAAAGTGAGTGTATTCCATCTGAAGGAAAAAGAGCTATAAAAGCAGTAGCTTTAATAGGAGAAAGTGGATATATAAATACTAACTTAGAACAAGAATTATTAAATAATCTTCCATATGTATTTTGTAGATGAGATTATACACCTCCTCAAGATACATACAATGTTTTAGGTACTTATGAAGTATCTGACAAAGGATTACCTAAAAATATTAATATTACTAATAATGATCTTTTTCCAGATGCTTTCATAAGAGATAGTATAACAAATAAATTACAAACATTTCCAGTATTGGTATCTGATCCATTCTGTTCACAGTCTGTTATAGAATTAGAATTCAGTGCTCCACTAGAAATGGAGTCATCTAAAAAAATTAAGAATGGTTCTTTAACTATATATCAGGATAATGCTGCAACTATGCTTCCATATGAATCTACTGATGGAAGAACTTTTAAAGTATATATAGATTCTACAAAAAGTGTAGATATAAATTTTTCTCATCCTAGCTTTAACAATGTAAGATTTACAATACTTAAAGAAAATTTAAATTTTACAGATTCGTATAAAATAGGATTAATTCTGGAACTTGTTCCTACATATGTAGATGAAGATGTAACAACAATTACAGAGCTTATGTTCAGAACTCCTGATTTAGAACCAGTTATAGATGAACTTGGAGATTATATAGATAGTTTATTTGATTCTAATTTACCTAATAGAGTACAAATAGTAAAAACTGATCCACAAGCTACATTTGAAATATCTGAAAATAGAATGTATTTTGTTAAAGAATCTGGTTTTTCACATTTTGATATGATAATTACTGGAACTGATTTAGTAGTATATGGAAGAACTTCAATAAGATATGGATATAAAATAATAAATGCACAACCAGTATTGGAAGGTGAGTATAGAAATATTAGGCCACAATCAAACATAAGCTATGTTAAATTGGGAAGTAATGATTTAGGATATATATTATTTAGAGAATCTTCACAATTTAATCCAATAAGACTTAGTGGTACATATATCAATTCTAGAACCTCTGATACGACATATAATGCTTCTGGTAGAAGGTCTTCTGGAACTAGGTAATAGTACTTATAAAATAATGAAAAAATAATGAGTTTACCAAATATAGTAATAGACTTTAGTAACCTTATTCAGGGTAATCCTGAAGAAGGCAAACTAATATACAAGTATAATCCATTCTTTAATTTAAAAGTAAAGAATCCAACTACTTACAGGGATCTAACTAGTTTAAGAATTAATGCTATTAAGGCTGGACTAAGTACTAAAGCTCCGATAGATATAGATATAGAAGAGTCATATGATGGTTCTGCTAACCTAATACTAAATGATAGAGTTAACCCACTTAAAATAGTTAATTCTAGATTCTATCTTATTGATTCTCTTAATTATAAAATAGGAGATAGAAAAGGTAACTTAGATACTAATATATATACTGAGGACAACTTTAAGGTAGAAGCTAGTTTAGTAAAATCTGTAAATAGTTTAGTTAATATAGAGTTTGTAGGCATCTTTGAAGGTGGAAGAATGCCTGTTGGTAATTATACTTTCTATATAAAATTAGCAGATTCAGATGGTAATGAATCAGATTTTATAGCAGAAAGTGGAAAAGTAGTATGTCATATAGGAAATGTTAATCAGCCTAAATATATAAGAGGTGGTCAACTAAATGAAGACAGTGGTAAGTCAATCAAACTAAATGTAAATAATGTAGATATGGCTTACACCTATGTAAATATCTACTATACTAAAACTACTGGAACTAGTTCTGAAGATATAACTAGCGCATATAGAATAGTAGATAAATATAAAATTATGGGGTTAAATACTCCAATAACAATTACTGGCTACGAACAGCATGAGAGTATATCTATTGATGATATTAATATAAGATATGCTGAGTTTGATTCAGCAAAAACTCTTGAGAATTGTCAAAATATCTCATTTGCTGGAAACATTACTAAAAAATATGATTTATATCAATATTTAGCAAATCTTAGTTTATTTATAACTCCAGAAATAGTTAATGAAGAAACTATAGGTAATTTAAACCATAATTATGAAGAAACAGTAAGCTATACTAAAGGATATGAATATTATAATGTAAATAATATATATTATAGATTAGGATACTGGGATCAAGAAATATATAGATTTGGTATAGTATATATATTAAATGATTATACATTATCCCCAGTCTTTAGTATTAGGGGAACTAAAGAACTAAGTACTACTTATGTATGAAGTGATATAAAATTATCAAAAAATATAAGAGGTAATATTATAGAAACTGAAGAAGATAATATAATAGAAGGTACTAATGGTTTAGATAATAATAAAGGTATATTTAAAATAGTAAATGATGGTAATCCTGTATTTTCTAACAATGGTATTAGGCCTATAGGTATAAGATTTAAATTCCATTCTGATGTTATCACAAATAAATTAGAAGGATTACCTGCATTTACCTTAGGATTCTTTATAGTAAGACAAAAAAGAATTCCTACTATACTAGCTCAAGCTGTTGGTATATCAACTACTGTAAACGGAAGATTACCAGTTATTAAAGTTAATTCTGATTATATAATAGAATCATTTTTAACTAAAGATGTAAATGGAAAACCATTTCTTGGAAGTTCTATATTTAAAGTACCACAAGACAAAATAGTAAATAATGCACTATTATGTCCAGAAGCTGACTTAAGAACTGAAATATATAATACATATTTTAATTCAGCAGAATACACTCTTATAGAAAGTAAATACCAACCTCATGAAGATCCCATAAAAGGCAGATCATTTATAAAGAGTAGCTCAGACAATTCTCATTATTACTTAGGGGAATTAGAAAGAGTAAGTATAAACAATTTCATGATTAATACTGGACTTTTATTAGTGGAGCCAGAAATAGATTTAACAAGAGGAAATAAGTATAATTTCTCTAGTAAAGCAGGAGATGCTATAGCAGCATATAAAGCAGAAGATGTATTTTATGGGGACTATTCCAATCCACTAACTCCTATAGATGATTTAAACTTTTTTAACAATTCTAATTCTAAAATTAGGGGTATATTTAATACTTATATAGGTACAGATTATAGTAATATTAAACAAGCTACATATTATAATATATATCAAAAAGGTTACAACTTTGATTTATACTGAAAAGATTATTTTAAACTTAGGGCACATGATTCTAGTCCATTTTTTCCTGTAAGTGATAAAATATCATGAGCTAAGGTAGTGAATAATAAGACTGATGTATTCTATAGAGGTGACTGTTATATAAATACCTATACTCATAGAATGAATTGGAATTTTAAAGATCCAGAATTACCTACAAATAATAGAATTGTAGATAGATATACATGGTATAAAAATTGAAGAGTGGTACAAAAAGCTTCAGTATCCGTAGATTATGAAGGTAATAGAGACCAAAAACTAAGCTATTATAAATTATTGCCTATATTTACTTATAAAGATGATATATCGATTGAGTCTTTAATATATAAAGATGCTGCAATCGAGCCTCTTAAAGGTATAATAGATCCAGAAGATAAAAGCTTTAAAAAGTATTCAGAATTAAATGGAATATTTGGGTATGATAAACTAAATAGACCAGACATAAATGCCGTAGGACTAGGAAACTGGGTAACATTTAAAGTATGTAGTAATGTAAATTTGGCTATGAGAGATATTGATTCTAGTAGGCCAGAAGAGGAAGCTGTGTTTCACATGAAGAGATCTTTCTTTCCATTACAAAGTATAGATAAAAATATAAAACTTCCAGAATCCAGAGTACTAAATAGTGGTATTAGTAAAACTACTGGTGATAGGTACTATTATGAACTTGGTGATATACCTTTTATAAAAGACACATTTTCAACTAGGATATATTATTCTAATGTATTACAACAAGCTATATTTGTAAATGGTAATAGAGTATTCTTATCTAAAAATTATCAAGACTACTCTATGGAGTACGGAGCTCTAGTTAAATTAGTAGAATGGTATGGCACTCTAGTAGCTGTGATGGAACATGGTATATTAATGATACCAGTTAACGAAAGGGCTATGATGACTAATGAATCTGGAGAGAATGTTTATATTAATACTGATAACGTACTTCCTAAAAATCCAGTAGTAATTTCTAATACATTTGGATCTTTGTGACCAGATTCAGTAGTTAAAACTTCTAGATTTATCTATGGAATAGATACAGTTGCTAAAAAAATATGAAGAACTAATGGAGAAACCATAGAGTTAATTTCTGATTTAAAGATTCAAAAATTCTTAAATGATAATATAAACTTAAGAGAATCTGATAGAGATAATACAATCTATGTACACTCTATAAAGACTCACTATAATGCTTTTAAACATGATGTGTTATTTGTATTTAAATATGGTACAAAGAAATGACATTTATGTTGAAATGAGATACTAGAAAAGTGAGTAACTAGGTACTCATGATTTCCAGAGTTTTCAGAAAATATTAACAATATTTTTTATACATTTGCAAATACAAATGTTCATACAGCAGCTGGTAATTATTTATATAAACATGGTTTTGCAGGAACTTTTAATGAAAAAGGAAATATAGAACCAACTAAGTGATATGAAGAACAGCATCCATTTGAATTTGAATTTGTAGTTGCTGATTCTGAAGGAGTTCAAAAAATATTTGATAACCTAAAAATAATATCAAATAAGGTAGAACCAAATTCACTTATTTTTGAAGTAACTGGAGATGGATTTGAATGAAATGAACAAAAGAAAGATATAATATCACTTAATAATATGGATTCTGAAGATGAGGAAGAATTACTTACAGGTTTTGGTTCTCCATTTACAACTATATTCTAATAATTATAAATTATTTAACAAATGCCAATAGACAATTTAACCTCTCTAACTCCAAATAAACAAAATCATCCAGAGGTAATTCCTCCTAATGATCCAGTATATTATCTTTCAGCGGCTGAATATAATAAGTTATTAAGTACTTTACAAACATTAATAGATGATTATAATCTAAATGTGTCAGCTTTAGGAGAAGGTATTTCTTTACCATTAATAACATCTGGAGACTCTTTAACTGAGCCAACTGATTCTAATATATTCTCTGCTGCTAGAGTACTACAAGAAATAAGAGATGTATTACTAGGATATGATGACTATTATCTGTCTAAAAGAATGCCTGACACAGCTGAAGGTAAAATAAGATTTAATAAAGGAATTCAATTAGGCGATTATCAGAGTGGTTTCAGAGGAGGAATAATAAATGAGAATGCAGATGCAGAACTGCAATCTCTAACACTTAGAGACTGATTACAAGTTCCAGAACTAAGATTCAACAGAATTGAAGTTTACATGGGAGATAAGTGAAGATCACCAGGAGGTGGTATAATAGAATCTGTTGATATCCAAAATCAAATTATTACTCTTAAACTAGAACCAGGAGAATATGGAGCAGTTGCAGTAGGAGACCTATGTATGGGTATATTTCACTCTGTAATAGACTCAAATAATGCAACTTCTGATTTAGATGATAGTAGGAACAATAGAGCTATAAAAGGATTTGCTACTTCCTACTTTAAAGTAGAAGAGCTTCTTAATCCTTCTGAAAATAATAGTAGATTTAGATATAGTTTAAGACCTATATCTGAAAGATACTCTAGACAGATTCAACCAGAACCTTTTATGCATTTTGCTGCATTTGGTAACACTATTGATACTAGCAGACAAAGTTCTGCTTATGAAACCAGAACTTATCAAAGATTCTTAATAAATATGAATGATTGGGAATCTACACAATTTAATGTAGCAGCCCAATTTGGAGATCTATCTAATCTCAATGCTTTAGGACTAACTGGTTTAACAGGATATTCTGTATATTTAAATAATGTGTATTTTACAGGAACTATTCAGCAAATGAAAGCTCCTAAAATAATGTACGGTACTTGATGAACTTGAAATGGTACTGAATGGGTAGATAGTGGTGTTCCAGCAGTTATTCAACCACAAGATGGTATATATGCAGTTTTAATTAATGACAGTTTAGCAATAGGTAGAACTGATACAAATTTTCTACATACTTGGGCAGAATTACATGTATATGAAGGAAATACTGAGTTAGTTTATAATAAAGTCGGAGCTACAACAAGAGGTACTTATACAGTTTCTGTAGTTCCAACAAATGTTACAGTTGGAGATCTAGTACAAACTACCTTAAACGGAAAAACTTTCCTTAAAACTACTCCTATAACTGGAATAAATGCAGAAGTAAATTCTGGCAATATATTGTTCAATATAACAGGAATCAGGCTTGATGGTACTACTTTTAGTTTTTCTAAGAACCAAACATTTGTAAAAGTAGATTCTGGTGTAGATGGAGAAAGTAGTGAATACATATTTACAAGAACTACTACTGATGCTGCTCCTTTAAAGCCTGATAGTCAAAATACAGATGGGTATATCCCTAATGGCTGAACAGCTGATCCAGTTGGCCCAGATTCAGAATATAAATTTGAATGAGTTTGTAAAAGACAGAAAGTAAATAGTATTTGGTCTGCCTGGTCTAACCCAGCGCATTGATCTATGTATGCAGCTGATGGCATAAATGGAAAAGACGGTAAATCTATTGAGTACATATATACCAGAAATAATAATGACGAATTTGGGACTGATAGTAATATACCTCCAACTTCTCAAACAGATGATTATGTTCCACCTGGATGGACTGATGAACCACAAGGGGTAAATTCTGACGCAATTTATGAATGAGTAAGTTCAAGAACAAAAAGTGGAGGTATTGGAGGAGTAGGTGGTACATGAAGTCCATTTTCTAGACCTGCTTTATGAGCTAAATTCTCCTTCGATGGATTACCAGGAACAAAAGGTAATGATGCTATTAATGTAATATTGTCTAATGAAACCCATATATTTCCGGCAATAAATGGCGCTGCTATAAATGGCTCAACTTCTGCTAGTGTATTAGCTTATAAAGGAACTACACAAGTTACTCCAACATCAATAACAGTTGGAACTATGCCTACAGGAATGACTGCTTCAGTAAATAATAGTGTAATAACATTTTCTGTAACAACTAGTATGGTATCTAGTAGTGGTATGGTTCCTATAACAATTGTAGTAGAAGGTCAATCAATAATAAAACAATTTAGTTACTCTTTATCTTCAAATGGAAAAACTATTTCTCTAACAGGAAGTACTCAAGTAATAAAAGTAACTGCTTCTGGTAGAGAACCTAATACTAATTTTAATATAATAGGTACTCCAGTAAATACTACTATTACAGAATGGACTTATAGTACTAATGGAGGAAATTTTTCAACTACTGTACCAGCAGGATTAAGTAGGTCTGGTAATACAGTTACTGTAAATCCTTTAAATGTTACAGCTAGCACTATTTCTGTAAAAGCTTCTGATGGAGAAATTTCAGATGTATTTACTATTGCATTAGTATATGATGGAGCACAAGGCCCTCCTGGAACTGGAGTACCGATAGTATATAGGGGTAACTACTCAGATAGTGCAATATATTATGGTAGTACTACTAGACTAGATATAGTTAAGTTTCAAGAAGTATATTATAGAACTACTGATACAGCAGGACAATTTACTGGTATTCAACCAGTACCTGGACAAGATACAGATCATTGACTTAGGTTTGGAGAATCATTTGAAGCAATAGCTACAGGATTAATATTGGCAGAGAAAGCTAATATAGCTGGTTTTGCTTTTGTAGATCAAACAATGATTTCTCAAAATGGGATAGATGCTAATGGTAATGCAGTTAGTTTGGGATCTGATAACACTCCACCGTCTGGATATATACCTAATTTATTAATAGATGGTGTAAATGGAGTAATATCTGCAAGTGCTAATAAAGTAAGATTTAATGCTGATGGTTCAGGTTATTTAGCTAATAATAAAATACATTGAGAAGCAGATGGTTCTGGATATATAGCAAATAATGGAATACATTGAGATACTGCTGGTAATTTAACAGTAAATGGACAATTATTTACAGGTACTCCAGTTGGGGGTATTTATCCAAATGAAATAAGATCTGATGGTAGTGGACGTTTAGCAAATGGAAATATTTCATGGGGTACAAGTGGAGATGTAGCTATTAGGGGGTTATTTGAAAGTACGGCAAATGGAGATAGAATAATTATTTCTCCTAGTGAAAAAAAAATTTAAGATGATTAACTCAAATAATAGAGTTGTTGTCGATATGGCATTTTATAATGACCCTGATGATGGTTCATCTGCTAATTTTTTATTATATAATTATGATATAAATGGAAATAAAA